CACAGTTCTGCGGACGGCCGCGCATCGGATTCCCGGTTTTTGAGACTGAGAAATTCATACCCTTTCAACTCGCAGGACTCCGGTCTTGTGATTATTTGATGACGCCCACGCAATGGGGAAAGAGTGTTTTAGAAGCGAATGGACTTAAAAATATTTATGTGGTGAACGAAGGATTTGATCCGGAAATATTCCCATGGATTAAAGTGTCGGATTCTGAAAACAAACAGGATCCATTCACGTTCCTGCATGTCGGAAAGTTTGAGGAACGAAAAGGAACGCTGCAGATTATCCGCTGTTTCTTTAAAGCATTAGAGAATGAGTCCGCACGGCTCGTGATGCATGTCGATAATCCGTTTACAAATGATTACTCCGCAATCGAAAAAACAATGACCGAGCTTGGATTTATATCGACCACCCCTGTGGGTGACAATCCGCTGATCTATCGCCGAAAATCACTGGCGGTGATTTTCTCACCGGCATTTGAGAATCATTTCGAGGTGGCAAATCTTTATCAGATGGCGGATGCCGCTGTGTTCGCCTCGCGCGCTGAAGGATGGGGACTTTGTCTTTTAGAAAGTATTGTTTCAGGGATCCCTACAATCGTTGGAAATTGGACGGGACCAACAGAGTATCTTAGTAATTATTATCCTGAATTATTAACCCTGAAAGGGGTAAAAGAAAAGGCCAAAGACAGCACATGGTTCATCGGTGATCGTGGGGATTGGACTGTTCCAACGAATGAGAGTTTAGAGGTTGCGATCAAGATAGCGTTTCATCGTGCGCGAGATTTTAGGAAGACCGAAGAATGGAAGAATCACGTTGCAATGGCACGATGTTATACATGGGATCATGCCGCCAAGATGCTTGAATATGCCCTTCAGCAAATACTCGGAGTATGAAGAAAACAAAACGGTTTATATGTCTGAGATGTCACAATCCTTGTGACGGCACGATCTTTAATGAACGGAAACCGATATGCCGGATCTGTTTTGATGAGTTCATCGCGATCTGTGGAGTTCGGGAACTCGGATTATTACGGATCATCTCATGTTCGGATCTGATCAAATTATTCATAGGGGGTAAAATTGGAGAAGCAAGGATCAAGAAGCTGTCGCTCGAAGCCAGACGGACGGCACCTGTATCGATGCGACAAATGCGGAATCGTGCTGGCGCGTACGGATCTTCCGATGAGCGAGGAGGGAGTGCTTTCCAAACAACGGTCGCACCGATGCCCAAGCCCTGGCAAACAGGACTTCGAGAGGGAACTGAGGTAGACTATGCGTGTCAGGAAATCGGAAGTTAACATTAAAACAAGGAGGATGAGCAGTGGCGAATAAAAAGCTATTTGTATCGAATTTTAGTTTCCGAGCAACGGAGAAGGATTTGTATGAATTCTTCCGGCAGTTCGGAAGCGTAGTAAGCGCCAAGGTTGTGAGCGATAAAGAAACGGGTGAGTCGCGTGGGTTTGGATTCGTAGAGTTTGTGACGGCAGAAGAAGCGGAACGCGGGCTCGGAGCCGATGGACAATTGCTCACCGGCCGGCCACTTCGTGTGTCGTTCGCGCGAGAAAATAATTTCAAGCCAAAAGAACCTAGAGAAAATTTCAGGAGATAATATGGACCCAATCGAACGAAGAGATCTTGACCAGTTAAAAGTGATGCTCAAAAGCCAGGAAGTAAAAGAAATTGTTTTTGAGCTGATCGAAGAAGAAAGAATCCAACGTGAGCAAGAGGCATTGAAGGAAACAGCGTTACGAATCGAAGAAAGTATTTCAGAACCAAAGGAGAATGAGAATGCCTAAAGACCTTGATGTGAATGAGCCGTTACCGCCTAAGAAACAAATCTGGGTGGTGTATAACCACATGCCTTATGGAACCGTCGTTGCCACGCATTTTGAGACGACAATCCGCAACCAGAAACTTGCGAACGATACCGTAAGACGATTCGTCTATTCGCCCGAGGAACAACTCGAAGGATTTAAAAATACGCCGCAGGTTTCGCTATGCACCAAAACTAAAGGACCAGACGGAAAGGAAGTCATTAAGGTTGAGAAGAATAAAGTGATGATCTACCCGCTTGAAAAAGATCTACGCGGGATTCCGGATCCGGCAGCAGTGGTGATCAAATGGGCAGAAGAGAATGGAGTGCGTAAAGTCATCGACCCGAAAGATTCAGCGCTTCCGAAAACGGATATCGAACGTATCGCAAAGATGGAGAGTCGCGTGGCAACACTTGAAGAAGGCCAGAACAAAATGGCGAACGCACTTGATAGGCTTGCGAGCGCGATTGAAAAGCAGAACGCGAAAGGATAATGTTATGGATCAAAGTGATCATATGGCTGAACCTCATTATGAAGATCAAGTGACGCTCGTCGCGCGATTCATCGTTTCGAAAGATACCGCTGAAGAGATCAAAGGACAGATTGAGGATTTCGCGCGTGATTTCCTTAGTGAGGATGAAGCAAAACTAGAATCTGTTATAGAAGAGCCTATCGTATAATTCGTGCCGCAAGAAGAGGGGTTTTCTCCTTGTTATCCCCTCTAGCCATCGCGTGGGACTTGTCGCGGTCCCGCGCGATGCGCTAAATCTCCTACGCGGGAAAATCCTTCCAGGAGTATCTATAAAATAGATTTTTGAAAGATTGAACAATCAACATTTATCCCCTCGGTTTGCTTCGACTACTCACCTTATGCTATGATGTTATTCAGGAGCGAAAAAAAGAGAATGTCTGAGTCAATTTCAACCTTACAATTTGCCACCAAAATCCTGAACGACATCCAAAACAAAAGTCTTGATCCTGAAACACTTTCCACTGAGCAGCGCCGTATCTGCGTAAGGTTCATGGTGCATGACCGGAAATTCACGAAGATAGAGATCGCGGAGATCCTTCATGTTTCCCGGCAATGTATTTGGGAAGATCAGAGAGCGCTTGAGCGAACGCAAATAGGCGCAGCTCTCATGGTCGATGAATTGGAGACGATTCGGGAATACATGGTTACGGCCGAAACTGCAATGGCGCGTCTTTTCCGAAAAGGAAAAGAAAAGGATGCGTTCGATATTTATGACAAGTACATTGAACGCATGCAAAGTTTAGGATATGTGAAACGTGTCGCGCAGGAACATAATTTCAAAGGACAGATCTCTCTCCTCGAGGTTTTAAAATTTGAGCAATCCTTCCATCCAAAACACGAATCAGGAAACAACGGAAACGCTTCTGGAAACGGAAACGGCCGAGATCAAGAATCTAGCTCTCGGTTGGAGGAATCTCCGCTCTAATCCAGTTGAATTTCCTACACGCATTCTTGGAATTCCTTCCCATTGGATTTGGGATGGCGTTCAACAAATAATTCTTTCCGTATTCAAATACCGAAAAACCGCAGTTAAAGCAGGCCATGCTATGTCAAAAGACTGGACGGCTGGGCTTCTCGCGCTTGAATGGCTCATGCTTTTTTATGGTCAATCCAGGGTGATCTGTACTGGGCCAACCATGGATCAAGTAAAAGATATTATGTTTATGGAGATTGAGAAACAATATGATCGTCTTCGCGCAAGATTTCCAGAATTCAGAAAAGACTGGCTTACGACTAAGAAATTAGAGTTAGGGCCTGATTGTTTTGCTGTTGGCATGACGCCTCGCGACACGAAAGAAATGGTTGGAAAATTTCAAGGTCGGCATTCTCCTAATATGCTTATTATTATCACTGAAGCTCAAGCGGTTGAGCATTCGGTTTTTAAACAGATTAGAGGATTAATTACATCTCCGAACTCTCGTGTTTTAGAACTTGGAAATCCGCTGATCAATTTCGGGGATTATTATGAGCACTGCACCAATCCTGCGCTTGGTTATAATCTTATTCATCTTCCGGTTTCTGAATCTCCGAATATTAAATCTGGAAAAGAAATTATTCCCGGTATGTGCAGCCCTATTTATGTAGAGGAGTTTGAACGTGAGCTGCGTGCAATGGGTATTGATCCGATGGATGATCCTGAGTATCAAGGACGTGTGCTTGCTGAGTTTCCTCAGGATAGCATTCATACATGGATCCCGTTGGGTAAGATCAAAGCAGCTGTCAGTAATTTCAGGAGAATTAAGACGCAGGCGAATGCTGATCAGGATTTTTTACGCGTGGCAGGTCTTGACGTGGCTGGCGAGGGAGATGATGAGACGGTGTTCTCAGTCTTGGAAGGTCCTTGCATGCTCGATCAGCATCCGTTTCGGAAAATGCTCACGCCTGAGACGATCGGATGGGCTAAGACCTTAATCATAGATGATAAGGTGGAATCTATGGCTATTGATTATGGGTTTGATCCCGGCGTGACGAATATGCTTGAGTTCGAACGGATGCCGGTCATTAAGATTCTTTTCGGTGAGAAAAGTCCGGACGAACGGTATGTGAATTTCGGGACGTATATATGGGCTCTCTTGCGTGAGGCTCTAATGAAAGAAGAGATCGGGATTCTTAATGATCCGATCCTTATATACCAGCTTTCTTCGCGACGTGTTGAGCGTCAACCGAATGGGAATATCAAACTTGAAAGTAAGAAGAAGAGTGGTCAAAAATCTCCTGACAGAGGCGATGCGCTCGCGCTTGCGTGGTATGCCCGGCACACGATCATGGGCGGCGGCGACCATATTTCTGACGCGCAAGCGGAGAATGATGCAGCTGGCGTATTCCGTGAAACCGAACGGGAATTCCTTGCGCGCGGAAAGAGAAAAGATCAAGAATATTTGGATGAAGTTGAGCAGATCATATCCAGTGGTGCTAAACTGGAGGCAGATGAAATCCCGGATTGAAGAAGCCCGACAAACCAAAACGCAGTTATAACGGAAAACTTCCTGAAGATAATTTTTCTAGGGCGCTTTCAAATCAAGGCGATGAGGGAAAATTAATGAGAATCCTTTACTTAAAACATCCAACGGTTATTTATCAAAGAAAGGTGTCGGATGAATCCATACGATATTAATCCCCTCGCAGTTCGGGACCGCAAACCTGTAGACGGTCAAAACCTTGAAAAAAATGTTCCTGCTGAAATGCAAGAAATTTCATGGTCAGAACAGGATGTTCTTCAGAGTTACCTTCCGTTTGCTAATAATCCGGATCCCATCGTTCGTGTTAAAAGCCTAAAAATATACCGTGAGATGCTGCAAGACGATCAAGTGAAAGTGTGTTCTGAAATTCGAAAACAGGCACGTCTTTCTTCGACGTGGGATATTTCACCTGGCAAAGATAATGATACGCGCGCGGAAGAGATGGCTGATTTCATTAAGGATTGTTTGAATCGTATGCGTGGAACATTTGAGGATGATCTCTATCAGATTTATTCAGCGATTGATTATGGTTTCTCAATCTCTGAAAAGGTCTTTGAAGTGATCGAAAAAGGAAAATGGGCCGGTAAGATTGGACTTCGTGCGATCAAGACTCGCGAGCCGTTCAATTATGATTTTAAAGTGGATCCGCACGGCAATATGCTTGGTATTATTTATACGGGTATCAGTTCCGAGGATAGGCCAATCAATGACGCGCGTACGCTTCAGCCTGGGTATTTTCCAGGTGTGACGATGCGGCCTCCGAACAATTCACTGGCGAGTTTAATGCCAGGCAATAGCCAAACTTCAAATTGGGGAACGATTTCCAATCCATTCCCTCCTGAAAAATTTATTGTGTATTCTTACAATATGACTTTTGGGAATTGGTATGGGAAGAGTGATCTTGCGGCGGCATTTAAATGGTGGATCATGAAAAAGCATGGCTCGAAGTTTTGGGCGGTGTGGTTAGAACGATACGCGAGTCCTTTTATATGGGCGCAGTATAAGCGTGATGCTGGCCTTAAGAAATCGGCGCTTGATGCGATTGATGATTTCATCCGCAATCTTTCTACACGTCAGGGCGTACGGGTTTCAGATGCTATAGAGATCAAGACAGTTGAATTTGGAGGACAAGGTTTTAAGAGTTATGAACAAGCCATCGAAGCATACAATCGATACATTTCGCATGCGATTCTTGTTCCGAATCTTATCGGATTTTCTGGAAGTCAGGGATCTGGATCCTCTAAGGGCGGAGGAAGCTACGCGCTTGGCCGCAAGCAATTTGATGCGTTTGAGTGGATGCTCGATAAGCTGGGTCGAGATACTGCTGAGACGATTGTCGGCGATCAGATTATCAAGCAACTCATCGATCTTAATTTCCCGGATGTTGAAGAGGATGAATACCCTCGTTTTATTTTTACATCTGTCGATGATGAGACGATCGATATCCGTTCTAAAATCATTACGCTTTTGGCTCAGAATAATCTGCTGAACCCAGATGAAGAATGGGTGCGTGAGTTCATGACACTTCCGAAACGGGATCCTAATCTACCGCTTCCCCAAAAGATTCAAATGGATCGATTTGGGAATCCGATTCAGGATCCAAACAATCCTAATGGCAATCAAAAAACTAATCCGCAAGATAATCCTAAGGATACGAAACCCGCAGATAAGCCGGAAGACACACCAAAGGAAGATGCTTCTAAGAAAGAAGATCAGCCTGTTGAAAATAAATCAGAATTTAAGGAACGGGAACCTAACGTCTTTGAGAAAAAATTAAAGGTCAAAAAATACAAGAAAGATATTGAGGATGCGGATCAGGCTTTGTTCGCAGAGGCGATGATTGCTATTGAGAATGTGCGAGACGACATGATCGATCAGGTCAAGCGTAAGAAAATCATTGAGTCTGGTGATGCTGCGGCCATTGATAAGATCGCGTTTAATGCGAAAGAATTAAAAGATGTTTTCTTGAAATGGAGCGTAAAGATATTTCTCGATTCAAAACTCAAGACACTTGAAGAGATTGGCGATACGGGTGCGCAAGTTGATATTGTCCGTAAGTTTGCGGAGCAACCAGCTGCGATGGAACCTTGGCAGCCGCTTCCGCCACAGGACGCGATTGATTTTTTCAAACGGAAAGTCAAGGCCAAGATTGTGAATCAGGATGGTAAGAAAGTTATTCTTGATATGGCTACGGGTCTTGATATGGCGTTTATGAAACAACGGGCATTTACCATCGCGAGTGTCGTGAAAGATGGAATCATTAACGAAGCGCATTCTATTTTATTGAACGGAATTAAGCGCATGGACGAGGCTGGGACGATCAGCGACTTGAAAGATATGTTCAACAAATATATTGATCAAGGCGAAGAAGTTGATGAGGAATTGCTCAAGCCTTATCGGTTGCAGACCATCGTGCGCACGAATGTCACGGAAGCGATCAACGCAGGACGCGCCGCAATGATGCTGGATCCAGACGTTCAGGGGTTTGTTCAATATTGGGAATACTCGGCGATTATGGATTTTCACACTACCGATTATTGTTCGTGTATGGACGGAAAGATTTTTCGGATCGATGATCTTCTGGCTCTCAATCCTCCGGCTCATTATAACTGCCGGTCTTATACCGTTCCGATCACGAAATTTGAGATTCAGGACCTTAAAGATGAAGGGCGTGGTGTCGAAGTTGCGCAACCGTGTCCAGATCGTGCTTCTGAATTTTTAGATATCAAACGATCGAGGATCGAAATGCCAAAACTCGTAACCACAGGAATTGTGGATCCATCCGGCAAAGGTTTAGATCCAAAAATAGATAAAAGAATTCCCACGCCTTCTTTGGATTCTGCGCCAGCTCAAAGAACGCAAGCGGATATCGAAACGGACAATAAATTGCGTAAAGAATTGATGACTATTATCACACGTTGTCCGTATACAGGTTGTTGGGGTGGTGAAGTTACATTCTCCAAGCGGCTAGGGAATGTCGGAGAATATATATGCTCGAAGTGTGAACTTCCTTTCCGTATCTCGCGGAAAGGCGATATTTATCTTTATGATGCCGGCACCGAACATTGGCAGCGTGTGAGCGAGCGAATCATTCCGTCATTTTTTTCAAGCATGGAGGGTAAAATGATATTCCCAATCGAACGATGCCCAGAGCCCACGTGCGCGTCAGAAAATATTAATGCTGGCAAGAAAATATTTAATGTTTTGGAATATCAATGTTCGGCTTGTGACCTTATGTTCCGAGTTTCTGCAGCGGGTGATATTTATTTTTACGATTATGGAATTGAAAAATGGGAGCGCGTCACTAAAGGTGCTTTCCCCAAATTCTTTAAAGAGAAGGAGAAAAAATAATGGATATCCGTATTGTTAACAATGGCCAGAATCAGGCTGGAGGAGTTACGGCAGCGAGCGTTGAAAATCTTCAGAAAAGAAACGCTTTGTCGGTTATTCTGCTAAATGCTTCTGGAGATATTTATAATGCTGGTCCAGGCCAGGGACAAGACGGGGCGATTGTTGACGGTTCAAATTCATCGATAAGGGCTACGGTTTTGAACGACGCAACCACTCCTGCGTCTTCTTCGGATAAAGCTTTAATCGTTCAATTTGGGGATGGCGTTTCTCGTGAAGTCGGGAAAGTTACGGTAAGTGGAGTGACTGCTGGGATTGGAGTGACTGGGGACGTCTCAACAATTCCTAAGGCTGGGCAAACGTGGCCTATTTCAATTGCGGCTGATATTAACGTCAGAGAACAAGCAAAAACGGGAGTTCATGTTTCTGGTGGCCAAGTTGGAATAACGGGTGACGTAAATGTCATTGTTGAAATTGGTGATGTGATAACCATTGGGAAAGTCACTGCTCCTATCGGAGTTTCAGGAGATGTCACAGTTATTGGCGCGAAATTTAATAATGGTGGGACGGATGATGGCAAGAATTTAGGAGTTCTTGCGGCTCAGGTTGGAGCCATTACTCAATCTTATACGGATGGTCGACAAACGAATCTTCGAGTAAAGACGGATGGGGATCTTGTAGTTACGCTTGAAGGAGAATCGATTATTACAGGAGTGACGGGTGATGTAAGTACAACTCCAAAATCTGGGCAAACGTGGCCTGTTTCAGTTCAGAGCGGTGGCGGATCTGGGGATGTTGCTTTGGTGGATGGATCCGATAGAAGTATCAAGAATACTGTAAGAGATTATGCGAATTCAAATCCTCAGGCAGTTGTTCTTACAAATGTTTCTGGGGATACTTATAGTCCAACTCCTAAAGAACCTATTTGCGCGACCATTCCTTTTAACATCACGACAGCCGGAACGACGACTCTTGCAGGTCCTTATAACGGGCGCGTGATCAAGGTGGTGAGTTATGACCTTCAAGGCTCAAGCGATATTGCTACGGCCCAAGGTCATTTTGGATCCGGCGCATCGGGATCTCAGCTTACATCTGATTGGTTATTTTCGGTACGTGAAGGGGTTGCTAAACAGGTTTCTCAAATTGGCGGAGGTTATATTTTCAAGACTCTTTTAAATCAAGCATTAGTCTTCGAGCTTTCGGCTGGTTCTCTTCGTGGCTCGGTAACCTTTCAGACGGGAGATGCATTCTAATGATTAAAATTACTACCTGGAGTCCAGACACCTGTAAATGTGTAATTGAATATCAATGGGATTCTGATTTACCAGCAGATCAGCGGTCGCATACTGTCAGTAAGATTGTAAGTGCTTGTAAAGATCATGAAAATCAAGTTGATAAAACAGTTCATTTTGAGTCTGTGTTGAATGAAAACAAGAATAAAAATCAGGCTATTGATTTACTAGTAAAGAACGCAGATGAATTAACAAAACTTGATGACGATGGAAATAAGATTCCTGATTTGAGCAAGATTGATTATTCTTTTGATAATGATAGAAACATTACTATTTTTGCGACCGGAATAAAATCAGATTCAAAAACGAATGCTCAGACAGCTATTGATGTGAAGCTTGGGGCCGGGAAGGTTATGATTTCTTAATGTCAATCAAGCAGATTTATGAAATTCCAGATGGAATTACTGTTACCTCTGGATTAAATGTATATGTAGATTTTTGCTCTGATATGTTTAATACCAGTACTACGGAATCTAATAAAGCTACTATTGTTCGAACAAACGGGGCGACGTTTAGTTACCTTTCTGTTTACGTTTCTTCAAATACATTTGGCATAGTCAGCAATGTTAATTTTAGAAAGAATAGTGCGGCAGGGAATCAATCAGTTTCCGTAACAGCTTCCACAACTGGGAGATTTCAGGATACTTCTAATACTGACGTAGTTGCGACAAATGATACTGTAAATTTAAATATTATAGTGGGAGCAGATGCTGGGTCTGCTGCGTTTGAAAATATTTCGATAGTTTCAAGTCCGACTACTAATTGGAGAATGTTTGGATTTAACAGTGGTAATAACATTGCGGCAGCAGCTATCTATAAATCAGTTTCTGGATTTGCCTCTACCACAACTGAAACTCTTGCTCAAAATAAATTCAGAACAGCTGGAACACTTAAAAAAGCACAAGCTATAATTAGCACGAATACAGCTGAAACTAATAACACAGTTGGTATCAGAATAAATGCCGCAACAAAAAATATTTCGATGTCTATCACCGCACTTACGACTGGGTCATTTGAGGATACTTCTAATACTGATGCCGTTGTTTCTGAAGATTTAGTGAATTGGATAACTACGAATACCGGAAATTCAACTTTAGCTTCTATTTTTAAAGTTGAGTTTGTAGCAGATGATTCTAAAATAAATCAAGTTCTTATGCACTTAGGTGGAGTTGCTGTGGGTGATGGAGTAACTTCTTATATTGATATTTCAGGACGTGGACAAGGGAATGCTACTGAAGCGAATCGACAAGTTTCTATTGATTTTAATTATACTGTATCGACTCTTGAAGTTTATATTTCTAGTAATGCTACCACTTCAAATAGTACATGTGATTTTAGGGTTGGGGCAACAACCCCAGCAGGAAGTCCTTCTGTTTCGATAACTTCTGGGACAACAGGATATTTTTCAGATTTAAGTAGTACGTATAACGGGGCTTCAGCAGATTTAGTAGATCATAGAATTGTTAACGGTGGAGGTGGTAGTTTAACTATTGTAGGTTCTGGCATGCTGATGAACGAAACTCAAGCTGCTGCTCCTCCTCCTGCAGTTATTACTTCAAGATCAAAAAAGAAAATGCTTTTGGGAGTCGGCCTATGAGATTTGCAATATCGAATCTCCGAACCTATAATGAAAGCGAGGAATCATAAATGGAAATTGTAAATATTGGCGATAAAGACGGCGGCATTATAACGGAACTTCGACGTGAAATCGGATCGATTCCGGTTTATTTGCCAGGAACTGGAGATGGTCAAGGTCGTCAATATTGGAATGAGCAGATTCACATTACGGGATCTGGCGACTCGACCATTCATACAGTTCCATCCGGAAAAAGATTCTCTATTGATTCTTTAATGCTTACGGTTCAGAATGCCGGCGCTGCGATTCGTTTAAAATCTGGGAGCGCTAATCCTATTTCTGGAGTTTTAAGACTTCCATCCAACACGCCTTTTTCATTTCAATTTGGAAAAGATGCAGAACTAAAGGGTGCCTATATCAGTGATAATTTTGTGATCAATACTTCTGGAGACAATCTTACGCCATATGTTGGCGGTTGGGTGACCGGGTACGATGAGAATTATTGATGCCATTTACCATTTCTGATGTCGAAAATCATATCAAAGGGCTTTCTAAGAAACAAAAGAAAAAATGGGTGGCCATTGCTAATGGCATCCTTTTAGCCTTTGAGCAAGATGGGAAAAAAGGATGTGAAGCGAAAGCGATTCAGATCGCAAATCTTAAATTCGAGGCATTTAATCCGGTGATGACCATCGCGGAGGCAAACAAGATGAAGCAGGAATTAATCGAAAAAAAAGATGGGTTAGAAATCCCAGAGATGGAAATCTTTAGATCCGGTACCCATAACGGCGATGAGTTTACGGATAAAGACCTTGAAGATATTGCCAGCAATTTTCAGAAGCTAAAAGGTGAAGTCCGCCCCAAGCTTAAGATCACGCATGAGGAAAATCAGAAGTCTCTTGCCGGACTTGCAAGCTATGGGGATATCGTCGATGTATTCGTCAAGACGGTTGAGGATGGAACCAAACGTCTTTTTGCCAAGATAGCCAATGTCCCTAAACAGGTGATCGATTTTATAAAAGAGAGACGGTTCCCTGAGCGAAGTATTGAACTTTACCCGAAATTCAAACTCGGAACTCAAACCGATTCTCCGATCTATAGGAATGTCCTGAAAGCCATTGCTCTTTTAGGCCAAGAAATGCCGGCCGTGACTGGTATGGAACCAATACAACTCTCAGAACATCTGGAGTTACAGGAGACCGTTTGTTTCGGAGAGGTTTGTTTCTTTTGCGAAGAGGAAGCCAAGGATCATGTTTTAGCAAAAGCCTTAAGCATTGAGGCTGATATGAAAATCTTTCAAAGCAAACTATCAAGCTAGGAAAGGAGGTTGTCAATATGGACATTAAAGAACTGGAAAAGAAGTTTACTGAACTTTCTGACAATCAGGAAAAGATTCAGAAAGATTTCACGCTCAAGCTCGAAAGCGCCCAACGCGATGCGAAGCAGTTTAAAGAACTCGCCGAAAAACGTGAGGAGGAGAACCGCCAATTGAAAGATCGTGCGGAATCCGCCGAAAAGGAGAAAGCGAAAGCATTCTCCGAATCGAAAAAGGCCGAGGTCAAATCGTTCGTCGAAGCGCAAGTAAAAGCTGGGAAAATCATTCCTGCTCATAAAGAAGCAGTTGTTTCCTTTATGGAGTCTTTGACTTCTGAAGGAGAGGTCGCTTCCTTTACGGACAAGAATGGAAGTAAAGTTTCACATTCTCAGTTATCACTTTTCAAGGACATTATTTCGAAGATGAAACAGGTTGTGCCTGTCAATTCGGAATTCTCAGTCCATGAAGTTGTGGATGGCGAAGAATCGGGAGATACTACGGAAGAAAAATTCATGGAAGTGCGATCAGAAGGGACAATCCAAAAATTGCCGCTTCAGGATGAGGCACTTGCCTTGAAGGCTTTCGAATATCAGGCCGAGCAATTAAAGCTCGGTAGAACAATAGACTATGGGGAAGCTCTCATAGCTGTTGCTCCGAAAAGAAAGATTAAAGCGTAAGGTCAAGTCGGGAGCCTTCATCCTCGCAAGGGGATATTCATTCCGATAATTGAATTCATAACCTTTAAAAGAAGCAGGAGATCACTCCAATGGCAAACACAGGTATTCGTGGTGACATGCCGATCATGGAGGATACTTTCCGGGCTGATCAGGCCATCGCGAAATATCGCGTTGTAACCTATTCGACCACTCCTGGCTTTGTCACTTATGGAGCCGCTAAGGCTCCGAAGATCGCAGGCGTTGTACAAAATGCAACGAGCGCGTCAGGTGATACGGTCAGAGTTCGGCAATTGGGAAAATCCCTTGTCGAAATTTCCGCAGCCGTTTCTAAGGGCGTTCCGCTCCTTATTTCAGACGCAGTAGGTCGCGTTTCGAATAATGGCGGCGTCACAGGAGATGGAATTGTGGGAGTGCCAGAAGAGGGAGCCGCAGCAGAACCGGCAGGTACTTCCGGGGATCAGATCACTTGCTTCCTTCAGATTCGGAGGGCATAAGCAATGCCATCAAAGCCAAGTGACGTCCACGTAAACGTGCCGCTCACTAACTTCGCCCTCCAGTTCCGCAACCGAGCTTTTGTTGCTGAGGAAATGTTTCCAGTCGTCACGGTCATGAAAGAATCGGACGTCTATTACACTTTCTCACGCGAAGAACTTCGTGATGTGGATTCCCTACGCGCTGCAGGCGCACGGGCGAAGGAAGTTGAGTGGATGCCTTCAACAGCATCGTATGCAGCAGAAGAGTATGCATTAAGACATCTTCTGGCAGATCGAATCATTAATAACGCAGACAGTCCTGTCCGTCCGCGCATTAATACGACTGCGAAATTGTTAAAATGGATCGAATTAGGACAGGAAAAGAGAGTGCAAGCTGTTTGTCAGAACTCTGGCAACGTTGTCGCCACGGTGGCGGCTTCCCCGAAATGGGATGGCACATCTCCGACGATTGAGAAAGATATCGATACGGCGAAAGACAGCATCCGCAATAATGCGGGCGTTGAGCCGAATGCGATTCTTCTTGCGGAGAATGTGAAAGACGTTGTGAAGCGGGACAGTACGCTCCGCGATCTTATTCGCTATGTGGTTAATGGCGGACAAGAGAATAAAGGGCTTCTGATCAATGGTGAACTGCCTCCTGTGATGTTCAACCTCGCGATTATTATCGCGGGCGCTACGGAAGACACGTCGAAACTGAATGCATCTTCCTCGATCGCCAAGATCTGGGGAGATTCGGTTCCTGTGTTTTACCGTGAAATGGCTGTTTCGTTGGATGCCATTTCCTGGGGCTACATCATGCGAGTTCAGGACAACATTGTAAGATCGTATCGTGACGAGCACCGCAAAGGCGAGTACATTGAGGTTTCGGTTATTCAGGCCGAAGAACTCGTGACTTCCAATGCGGCCAACCTCATTACGGACGTCTTGTCCTAAACAGTGAGTTGCGCATAAAGGTGATGGGGGTTAGCTGGCCCGCGAGAGCCGGTGAGCCCCCTGATCCTTTTAAGGAGTAGACAAATGGCCTTCGGAATAATCATTAAAAAACCCCAAGAAAAATATGCAATCATCCGAAACAAATCTCAAGCCGCACGCGCTTTTGTGAGCCGCGAAAACCGTCAAGAATACGATAATGAAAAGCGCGCAAAAGAAATCAGTGCTAAAATGCCGGCTAGTTCTTCCGCCTATAATGCTGTTGCTGTTTCTAAGATGATGGGCATCGGAGAGAAACAGGCTGAAAAATTAATCAATAAGAAATCGAAAGGATTGGTGACGGATGGAAAAATTGACTAAGGAAACAGTAGACGATATTCTCACCAAACTTTCGGATGCGCTTTACGTCCCCATACAATTCGGACAAGATGATCAAGATCAAAATAAAGTCGTTCCTATTTTTGATGTGAACGCTATATTCTCAAAACTGGTGGCGCTTTGTGTGTATACAGGTCTTAACGTACCGAGTACGTTTGGTCCGGCGTATAATCGTGTGCATGCGGATATTGAGTTTTTCAAAAAGCAATTTGATAATGATCTGGCTAAAGAAGCGTTGGCTAGAATTCCGGAAGAAACGAAACCGTTAGAGGATCTGCAACAAGAACCTCTTAAGGAGAATACCGATGGGGTTTCCGAGTCCCAATAATTCGAGCGAGATCCTTTATGGATCTTCTGGAGACGTTCGCAATGAAGTGAATGCTTATGCCATAACTTCGCAGGCTGGGCATTATGTGGATGAAACGGAAATACCTGGGAATCTGATTATTCGAGGACTTGAACGAGCAACGAGACTTATTAATGGATATCTTGAAGTTGTTTACTCAAGCTCTATTCCTATCACCGCAGCTGCTAATGTTCCGGTCTTGCTTGATGATATAGCATCTGATCTCGCGACTTACTTTACACTACGCGCGAACGTTGCGCGCGTGGGACCAATCTCTTCTGAGAAGAAAAATGATTATTACGATCAATATATCAATGAAGAGACAGGAATCCTTGCGCTTATCCGGGAACGCAAAATTCAGATTACGGAATTTACAGCAGTTTATGGCGATGAAGTGAAAGCAGTCAGAGCTGAAGGACAAGCTCCTATCTTTGATGTAGATAGTGAATTTAATTGGAATACGGACACTCGAACTATTGATGACATTGAAAAAGAACGAGACGCTTGATCAAAGTTGATTTAAAAAAACTTTTGTGTTATAAAGTTCCGCAATGAAAACGACTGTCACCCGATTAAAAACATTGATTCAAAATAACAATCAATCCGGGCAGACACTCTCATATGTAAAATATGTTGAGATTATCCATCCTGATATTTTAATCCCTAATATTTCTCTTACTCTTTTACCTTCCATATTTTTTACTCCTATAAGCACTGAAGAGGAATGGGTTGCTTCTCAGGAAAAACAAGCTACGCATATTGTGAAGGCCTATTTGGTGATGCGCTATAACCAAAGAGAACTTTCTATCATTGGGGATGCTACGCGTACGCAAGGACAGGGAATGCTTGATTTTGTGAATGATTTCCTCTCAGTTGTTAGAGGGACTCGCTTAGCAGTTAATGATACTCAGTATTTAGATAAGCCATTAGAAATTCAGAATGTCGATTATATAAGAGAAGATTTGGGTGAAAATAGTTTTTTGATTATTGCTGATATTACTATGCTATGCGTAAGAATATTTTTACAGACAAGCCTTCCTGGGAATATATGAGAAATGAATTAGGCCAATTTATTAAAGGTCATAACGGCTTTAATAATAATGGAATAACTTTATGTAAAGATTGCCATTATGTAAATGAACATGAAAGGAAAAAATAATGCGCATACTTTGCATGAGCGATTCCCCTTTTATTCCTACGGGTATGGGACGTCTTGGTCGAGAGCTTGCGATAGGGTTGGCAGCGCGTGGGCACCAGATAGGCTATATCGGATGGTACCACAGAGCAGATATTACTCCGAATCTTCCGCATAACATTCATTTCTGGTGGACAAACGATAACCTCTATGGATCCAATATTCTGGATCGTGTCGTTGAACAATTCCAACCTGATATTCTTCTTACAATCGGTGATTTTTGGTGGCTTTGGTACATTACGGATCCGAATGTTTGTCGGACTAGAAAATCATTTCAATGGTGTAGTTATATTCCTGTGGATGGCGAACCGATATGCGGCGGCCTTCCTCCGGGTATCGTAAAGACCATTGAAGATATAGATATTCCGGTTGCGTACACCAATTATGCGAAGGATGCTGTCTTAAAAAGCGTATCGGATGAAGAGACGAGAAGCCGTCTTCGAACGATTTATCATGGCGTCGACACAGACATGTTCAAACCTTTAGATCCTAAAGAACGAAGACTTCTCCGTCAGAAATTCGGGATTCAAGATAAATTTATGTTCCTTACCGTGTCTCGCAATCAATCACGAAAGAATATCCCGCAACTCATTCAGGCCTGGAAAATATTTTCTGAACTTCCAGAATTTAAAGATAAAGTTATTTTTTGGCCGCATATGTATTTCAATGATGTGATGGGATGGAACATCGATGAGCTTCTTTTGGTGAATGGATTAAAGAACCAAAGCATTATGTATTATGATCAAGTTGCGCATTCAAGCTCAGAGCTTCATATGCTTCCTAATGAGGAACTCGCGAAACTTTATCAGGTTGCAGATGCGTTCATTCTTCTTTCTGGAGAAGGATTCGGGATGCCGACGTTTGAAGCAATGGCAACTAAACTTCCATGTATTCTTTTAAATCATTCAGCGTCTGCGGAACTTGGAGCTGATGGACGGGCTCATTTAGTTCCGCCGGCTGGAACGCTTACATGGACAGGATCTCATCTTACTGAACGTCCGGTTCCGGATGTGATGGCATCAGCCGCTGCGATGATTAAAATATTTAAGGATAAAAAATATCGGGATGATGTTGCTCAGAAAGGCTATGAATTTGCCACGCAGTATCCTTGGAGTCGGATTGTGGATGAATGGAACATGTTATTCTTGTCTCATGAAATGCCTTTTATAAAACCGATAAATCTCGAGGTGGTCGTATGAAAATATGGGTACAGATCAAATTCATGATTCGTCCCTGCGCCCATTGCTGCGGTGGCAAGTGACGAGCCTTATCCTTTTTTATTTAGCAGCTTCTGGTGGGGCTCTTTTCTTCAAGATCCTTTCAATGCAATTCAAATGGTTTGATCGGAAGCCTTTCAATTGTCCATTTTGTACCGGGTTTTGGATTGCGGCTGCGCTTATGTTCTTACAGTTTAAAAATGTTGAGGTTTATTTTATTGCGGCATCTATTCTTGGGGGATCGGCAATGAGCTGGGCTTTTGTGAATACTTTCTGGAGGGATTGATGGAACTCATCGTATATGCGCCTGTGTGGGGACAATCCGGATTTGAGCATTTAAGCCGCGAGCTTCTTCTTGCGCTTGATCAAATGGGAGTAGGAATTGAGTTGCGGCCTGCTTACGAGTGGAATTCTGAACGGGTTGCTATCCCCCAGGAAAAAATATCTCGGCTTGTTCGCATGACACAAACAAGAGTCAATAAATTAGCGCCGCATGTTATCTATCAACTCCCGCGTGCGCAGCCTATTTATAAGGATGCGCCGGCTATCTGCTACACGCTTTTTGAGACAGACAGATGTCCTAAGCCATGGATGGAGTCTCTTCTTAAAATGGACAAGATATTTGTGTTTAGCGAATTCAACCGAAAGAGCTGGGTGGAATCCGGGATTCCAGAAGAGAAAATTGAAGCGCTTCCGATTGCTGTCGATTCATTCAAATACACACCAGATGGTCCGCAACTTGAAATTTCAAATAAGAAGGGATTCACGTTCCTTTGCTCCGGTGATTTTACGGAACGAAAGAATTTTGAATCTGTGATCGAAGCGTTCGTTACGGCATTTAGCGATCGGGATCAAGTGACGCTTATCTTTAAATGTCATTATGCTGGTTTTACAAAGTCTTACCGCCGTGAATGTATGATGCGATTACGTCGTATTGCTATGAATTTTAATTCTAAGAATCCTCCGAGGATCCTTTTTTGGGGCGATAAAATATCGGATTATGGAATGGCTTCTCTTTATCGATCGGTAGATTGTTTCGTTCTTTGCTCGCGCGGGGAAGGATTGGGGATGCAATATCTTGAGGCGATGGCATCCGGGATTCCGGTGATTGCTTGCGATTGGGGAGCTCAAACAGATTATCTCAAATCAGATAATGCTTATCTCGCAAAGTCATTTTTGCATATTATTGACGATCCGAACTATATCCTCAAATGCCCTCAAGCATTAAATAGCCGTTGGTGTCAGGTTGATATTGATGATCTTCGGGACATCATGAAATATGTCCGTGACAATTACGCGGAAGCGCAGGCGCGCGCGCGGGAAAACATGCAGTGGGCGAGTCAGCAGACTTGGCAAAAAATGGCGATATCATTCATTCGCGGGGTTATTAGTATGTATGATCGGAAACCCAAAGATACATTACCGACGGAGGCTTTAGTATGAAGATCATGTTTGTCATGCTTAAGACCATGGGAGATGTAATCTTGGGCGCAACGATTTGCAGGGAACTTAAAAAAGAATTTCCGGATAGTGAGATTCATTATTATGTGAACAAACCTTATGCGGATCTATTGAGGAACAACCCTAATATAGATGCTATTCACGAATCGGAAGAATGGTATTACGATGTCATCTTCCAAGAAATGACTTACGAGGGATATGACAGAATTTATGCTCCCTATCAAGTCCGCGGGGAATGTAACATGTGGCACCAAAATGAGGATACGCGGCATCAGCATCTTCTTGATTTTTATTGGATGCGTATGGGAATGCATAGAAAAATTGAGGATCGGGAATGCTATTTGTTTCCATCTCAGAAAGATTTTGAAGTTGCAAATAACCAGATATCTTTCGATGTTCCGAGAATCGCTGTTCATTCGACAAGTGGGGTTGTGACAAAAGACTGGCCTTTGTTTAATGAATTGACTGAAGAGTTTCGAAAATCGGGATACGGGGTCGTGCAGGTTGGCGGTCGCAATGATAAGATAGTAAGAGGATCTATTGATCTGCGCGGAAAACTTGGGTTTTTGGAGCTTGCAGCGTTTCTTTCCAAGTGCGCGCTTTTTATAGGTCTTGATTCTGGGTTGAGTTATATGGCAGATGCCATGAAGGTTCCAACGATCGTCATTCAAGGATCCACGAATCCGGTGACGTCTGGACCGATTTCTGGGCGTGTGATTCATATGTTTGCGGAACAAACGGGCTATCAGGATTGTCAGATTGTGAGATGCCATACCAACTGCCGTCATGAAGTGAATTGCAACACTAAGATTACGGTTGAAGATGTCTTGAAAAAATCGATGGAAGTTTTAAGGGAATGGCAGAGCCCAATTCCAGTAGAGGTCTAAATTGTTCTTGGAAGAAGCAAAAGTTGCGATGAACATGATTATGACTTATGGGCTTGGGACAGTTCTTGCTATTTTCATCACGTTTGCTTTTTGGAGAATGTTGATTTATGTCTTTAAAGAAAACAGCAAACGGGAAGATAGGCTGGCAAATATTATTGAAAATCATATCAAAAGTTTGACAGAATCTTTTGGTAATTTAAATACTTCCACGGTTAATAATTTTGCTCAAACGCATGCATATATTTTAGATATTAAAGAAGCGAACAAACTTCAAAGGGAAGAACATAAAGAGATGGTCAAAACCCTTCAAGGAATGCAGACCGAAATGGTCAGTCTTTCCGTTCAACTGAAAGAAAAATGAATGAGAATATTGTTTGTTACCCACGATGGAGTCAGTCATGAACCGCTTGGAATCCAATACCTTTCTGCCTCTCTTAAAACTTTCGGGCATGAAACCAAAGCTTGTATGCAGTCTAAGGTTATCGGAGAAATTGAAAAGTTTGGAGCTACGCACGTGGCTTTTCAAGTCCTTACAGGAGACGAGGGGCGATGGGGATCGGTGGCGCGAGAAATTAAATCTCGATATCCGAACGTACTTACGATCTTTGGGGGACCGCATTTTCTCTTTACGAAATCAGGACAGCAGGAAGCCGACTTCATAATTCGGGGAGATGGAGAAGTCGCAATTGTTGACGTTGTAGAGGGGAGGAAACACGAAGATCTTCAGGCTGTTACCACGGGGAAATATGGGGCTGAACTTGACCACCTTCCGAAACCGGATCGTTCGATACTTTACAACGATGACTTTCCTGGCATTAAGAACAATGTTATCCGCAATTTTATATCCTGCCGAGGGTGCCCTTATAAATGTACTTATTGCTACAATTCAAATGCCGAATGGCAGCGGATGGTGGAGCTCGGTAAGAAGCGCCTCCGTTATCATTCTCCTGAATACATGGTTGAAGATATCGAAAAAACATTTAAGGATTATGGTGGTGAACTCGTCAGCTTCCAAGACGACATATTTGGAATCGACATGGCTTGGCTGGAACGATTTGCGAGACTTTATCAGAGAATCAGAATTCCTTTCTTTGCCCAGTTACGTCCACGTCTCATCACTGAAGATCGCATCAAGCTACTCAAAGAGTCTGGAATCCACATCGTGTCATTCGCAATTGAAAGTGGAAATCAAAAAACGAGAAGAGAAGTTTTAGACCGTGAAGAACCCAACGAACTCATCGAGCGTGGTTGTGATCTGCTCCACCGATACGGCATCAAATTTAGAATGCAAAATCTGCTCGGGCTTCCTGTGGATGATCCGCTTGCTGACGCATTGGAGACTCTTAGGTTTAATAAAGATCAAAGGCCGACTTTGAGTTGGGCGAGTATGCTTCAGGCTTATCCCGGAACTGTGATAGCTGATTATGTCGTAAAAAAAGGTATTGTTAAATCTGTTGAGGATCTTTCATTCATGGTAAATGCTACGTTCTTTGATGAGATTTCTTTACCTATTAAAGATAAGGAAAAGATTGAGCGCCTTCATAAATATTGGTCGGCAGTTGTTAGGTGGCCTTGGCTTTATTACATTGTAGTGAATGTATTAATTCATTTGAATCTTGGTAAGAAATTTCATAGCTGGATATTCGAAAAAACAAAACAGTACATCAATGCACGTGAATACTGGCGCGTGGAAAGAGATTTTGATCGACATATTTCGGTATTGAATAAGAAACAGCCACTTGATCGTTTGGGTGGGGAATTACAGCGAGAGGAGATCTGCGCATGAAGTTAAACATTGGCTCTGGTCAGGTCGGAGGATCTCCATTTGAAGGAAACGGATGGGAATGTGTCGATGATGCCTATACGCCTGGGACAGAGGAATGGAGAGGTCCTTCCGTTTACCATAAGTTCGATATTACCGGAACGTGGCCTTTTCCGAGTGAAGTGGCTGATTGCATTTTTGCTTCCCATATCCTCGAGCATATCGAGCACATCAAACAGCGGAAGGTCTACGAGGAAGCATTACGGGTATTAAAGCCCGGAGCGCCGATGCGAATCATATGCCCGGATCCGCGTATCTTCTTTGCGAACTGGCAAGCTAAGAACAAGAATTTTATCAATGATTGTTATGGGCCTGAAAATCGAAAGTTATATGGATATGATGATAATCCGGCAATCGCATATTCTGACATGTTCTTCACTGATCATTATGATCATCTCCTTGCGCCTTCAATCGACATGGTGCAGATGTTCCTCGTGCGCGCGGGATTCTCGAAAGTTACGGAGATGCGATATTGCAACACTGAGTTTCCACAGTTCTTCGGGGACTATGAACATACGCTCGATAACAGGCCGGTAATGAGTTACTATTTGGAGGCGGTTAAGTAGTGGATATCATTTTAAAAAATGATAAGAAAACATTGTGTTGTGAAACTGAATATAAGGTTGGAGATAAAATTAAATTTTTTCGTATGAAAAGTAAATATAGAGCTATTGTCGGGCATCCATACCAAGGAACTTATTCGTGCCATACAATAAAATTAAATCCTTTAACTTACGGCTTATCAGAGTTTAAATGTGGGAATCAATCTTGAAATCGGCAGCGGAAGCAATCCTCATCCTGGGTATCGGCATTGTGACCGCTATTACGATCGCTCTCAACGGGATCTTCTGGATTTTGTATGCGACGCTCATCGCCTCTCTGTTCCTAGTCTTTCTTGTTCAAATGTGCTTATGTTCGGCGTGTTCGAACATTTTGGATTTTATGAAGTTCAGGAAGTCATGCTTGAAGTCGTCCGCGTCCTCGAGCCCGGTGGCGTATTCCGGTTTGACGTTCCAGATTTTGACTGGTTTGTGGAAAGATACACCCGCCCCGAACTGCTCACCGGAGAACGCAACGAAGATTGGGTTCTTAAAGCCATCTTCGGAGGACAGGACGGACCCGGAATGTTCCATAAATTCGGATGGAACGAACGAAGACTAAAGGAGTTTCTCTTGAAACCAAACTGGAATTTTTCAGAAGTGAAACTAATTGGACGGCAATGGCGGGATCCGGAAGAAAATCATCTAATATGGGAATGTAAGAAATGAAAGAATGGCTAAAAGCAAATGATGTGATTGATACCCAGAATTTTTATGATCTTAAATATGAATCACATGGTAGAGAAGCGTTTACGGGATATGACTGGAGATTTTTCTTTAAATCAATAGAGGATCTCTTTGGAAGACCACGGCCTACGGACGCATGGCTTGACTGCGGATGCGGGCATGGTGAGTTCCTTGAAAAAGTGATCGCTCGTTATAAATTCTCAAGCCCGGCTTTATATGGAATTGATTTGAGTGGAAAAGCTTGTGATCTCGCCGAGGAAAGATTCAAAAATTATGAGTATAAAATAAATATTCAGATGATAAGCATGGATTATCTTCCGGACTATTGGATGAACTATTTTGAAGTTGTGACTTCTTGGGGGAGTATTGAGCATTCCATGGATCCTCTTATGTCTCTTAAGAATATGATTTTTGTGACGAAGCCCGGCGGGTTTGTGATGATCGCAGTTCCGTTAGAATTTCAGAACTGTTTAGATTATATCAAGGCTGAGAAGTTTAATAGAAACAATGAAAGATTCATGGAGTATATGGAGTGGCTTGCTTATTTTTCGAAAATTAAAAAGCCGATCATGACCCAAAAAATAGAAATGGTTGAAGGTGGCGATATGCTTCTGGTGTTTAAAAAATGATTATTACAAGAAGCCCATTACGCATTTCTTTTGCCGGCGGCGGAACCGATATTCCAGCATTTTACAAAAGTTATGGTCCCGGGATTGTAGTTTCTACATCTATCAATAAACATGTCTATGTTTCAGCTTGTAGGAAATTTGATAAGAAAGTTTCAGTCAGATACCGTCAGCATGAGATGAAAGAAAAAGTTAAAGATCTGAATCACGTGCTTATCCGGAATACGCTTCTGCATTACGGGATTGAGGATAATATTGAGCTTGTCATCTCAAGTGACGTCCCGGCAAAAGGGTCCGGGCTTGGTGCGAGTTCAGCGATGATTGTGGCCCTTTGTTTGGCGCTTGAGAAGATGACAGGAAAAAGCGATTCGGTAATTGCCAGCTTCAATTCGGTTATGGGAAAACGGTATTTAGCGGAGACAGCTTCTGAAATTGAGATCGAGAAATGCGGATCCCCAATCGGAAAGCAGGATCAATACGCTTCGGCAGCGGGTGGTTTTAATAGACTGGTTTTTAATTCTAACGGAACGGTGAATGTGGATCCTTATCCGCGTGATGAGTTTATCGATGAGTTAGAAGGGCAATCGATGCTTTTTTATTTGAACATTGAGCATACATATTTTGATAGTCGGGCTGGAAAAGATCTTCCGGACAAAATGTTTGCGCCAACCATTCTCTATGACCAATTGAGCGAGATTCCTGAAAAGAATAAGATTCATACCCTGCAGCGCGACAATGCTTTGCGCATGTGGGAGCACATGGAGTATGCCGTGATTGAGCGGTTTATGGATCATGTGAACGAAAACTGGCGGCTTAAGAGAACGGTGCATCGGGATATCTCGAATGAGATTATCGACAAATATGTTGAGAAAGCCTATGCGGCAGGAGCGACAGCCGCAAAGGTATGCGGAGCCGGAGGCGGCGGGTTCCTCTATCTCATGACACCACCATCAATGCAGGGACTTGTAAGGGAGGCTTTGAATGATCTTCACGAACTTCATTTTAAATTTGACCAAAAAGGTGCGGAATGTATTTTTGAGGAAAAAGAAGAGCATGCTGTCCGTCAGGGTTAAAAATTATTTTAAGGAAGTGAAATCTGCGATGGTCGATATCGATGATGATATCGAAAAAGTGTTCGTTATTCTCGATGCTGTTAAAAGATCGAACCGCAGGATTTGGATTCTTGGAAATGGTGGATCGCTTGCCATCGCGCAACATTTCGCTCAAGACCTTGTTAAGATGACGGGTTTGCGGGCGCATACGATCAATTGCCCTTCGATGATTACGGCGCATGCCAATGATGACGGATTCGAATATAGTTATTTCAATCCGGTAAAGAAATTGATCGACGAAGGGGATCCTATTTTGATATTTAGTTGCAGCGGAAAGTCCCGGAACTTCATCGAATTTGTAAGCGGGTTCCCTGATATGAAGAATCCTGTAATTTCGATTGTCGGAACGGATGGCGGGTTCTTAAAAACTAAATCGCAAGTTAGTGTCCATATCAAAAGCAATGATTACCAAGTTTGCGAGACGGCGTTTTGTTTTATTTCGGATATTCTTATCAAATCACTCATGGAGGGTTAAATGCCAACGATTTCAGCGGTTTCATTCATCTATAACGAATCAGAAAATCTAAGGGCATGCCTTGAGAACATCACCCCATACGTTGATCAAATCCTCATTGTTGATATGGATTCTAATGATGGAACTCTTGAGATTGCTTATGAATTCACCAAAGATATTTTCAGGAAACCACATCTTATCTGCGGGGATCAATACAAGGAATTTTTATCTCATTATGCAAAAGGAGACTGGCTTCTTTGGTTTTATCCAGATGAGCGGTTCAGTGAAAAATTTTTAAAAGAGATGCACGATTTAGCCGCAAGCGAAAATTATGATGCTTATGCCGTGATGCGCCATGAATATCGGGATGGGACACGACTCATGCCGCATGGCACGAACGAAAGTCCAAACTATCAGAACCGATTACACCGTCGTGGTAAAGGAATCTTCTATACCGAACTCGTGCATGCGGAACTTCACGGCCGGTTCCGGCCTTGTTATCTTCCGGAAGATTATTTCATGGAACACCGCAAGACGGACGTTGCCCAGAATTTTGACGGGGTAAGAACGTACGCCGAGATGAAACATCTTCTATGGAAATATCGAGAAACAAAGATCGAGCCTTACAAAACTTTTTGCGATTCTTACAGGCGTGTTATTTCAGAGAGTGAAGCTAAAAATGGAGATGGAAGTAGAGAGGTTCATCCTGCAGAAGAAATGTGGTGGAGATGGTGGGATTTTAAAGATTATCCAAGAATTAATCTTGATCAATGGCTGAATAATTGGAAACAAATAGATTGGGAGCAGATGACAAAAGGAATTCCTAATGCCTAAAATAAGCTCCGTTGGTCTTGGCAATTATATTCGTAATCCACGCGGCCGGCATGGCGTAGATAGCCGAGGAATGAATATCGAGGTTTTGAAGATTGCAGAAGATCATGGCGGATCATTTCTTTGCTATCCGGTAACGAATACCGAAACGGTTCCTGTAACGCTCGATACCACACGCTATCAATTTATTCCAAAAGATCAGGTTGTGGACCAAGTGAGTATATGAAATTCGCTCTTATCACTGCTGACAAGTCTCATAAAGTTAAATTCAATATGAACGGAGAAAGAGACGATGTGACGAGTTTCTTGCAATGGGTTTCGATATGGGATGGCGTTCATCTTTCGTTTGATGCGCTTCGTGAAGAAGAAAATTCTTACCTGAAAGATTTTGATGTGGTGATGATGTCCGGGCATCTTAATTTCATCGCCGATATTATCAGAATCGCAAATTTTCTTAAAGATTCCAATACGATCAGTATGTTTTATCCGGAAGGATCCGCACAGCTTTACGACAATTCGATCAATGGATTCCATACGGAATATTACGAGGCGTGGGCAGCGTGCGATATCGTATCTATTGCGGAAGAGGATAAGGTTGAATATTACAGATCGTTTGTCTCGCGCGAAACGGTTGTAAGATTTATTCATGTTCCGATGAGTCTTGAAATGTCCGGATCTGTTTTCTATACCCCTAAATATATGAAAAATCAGAACATGACGGTGGTTTATGGGGACAATAATCCGAATCATCCCATGATCGCATTGTCTTGTGCTAATCAATTAAAGATGGACGTGATTGGGTTCGATCTTCGGAATAATGATTTCTCAAAGATATTTCCCAACCTTAAAGTTCAGCACATCTCGAAGCTCGGACAGTATCCTTTCTTGAGGATCCTCGGGAGATCGATTATTAATTTCTATCCCACAGAATGGATTGGAACGGCTCGTCATCAGATCTCCTGTGCGTGCGTAGGAACGCCATGCATCGGAAACCGGGACAGCCATACGCAACAAAGACTTTGGCCGGATCTCGGGGTGAATATTTATGATGTCGGAAGTATGCAAGAATTAGCTAATAGGCTTTTGTATAAATATGAAGATGAAAAATTCTATGGCGAAGTTGTGAAACATGCCATGAACGAGCTTCCGTTCTATGATGCTGGAAATACCATTCGAAGATTCAGTTCGGCCGTTCAAGACGCGATTCAGATCAAGAACGAACGGAAAGCAAGGGTATCCGTTCAACAGGAAGTGTCAACATGAATGCTTATCTTTTAGCTGCAGGTTACGCAACAAGGCTTCGTCCGATCACGGAAAAATATCCAAAATGTTTACTAAAGATTCATGGGACGCCGATGCTTGAACATTGGCTGAACGCTGTTTTTGCATCGCAAGAGTTCGATAAAGTTTATGTCAACGTCCACCATTGCGCGGACGAAATAGATCGATGGATCGGAAGATATTGCAAGGGCACCAAACGAAAAGTTGAGATCATTGACGAACGGTCAGCATTGCTTGGAACAGCAGGAACACTTTTCTGGCACGCAGACACGGCAGAAGATTTTATGGTTGGATACACCGATACATATTCCGATCATTTTTTCGGATCCCTAAAAGATATGGCCAGAAATTGGAAGGATAATCCTGACAATCCAATTGCAGGGCTCGTAAGCTTCAACAACCCGGAAGATAAATCAGCGGGTGGGATGGAGCTTGATAATATTGGGACGATCATTCGATTCTCGGAAAAATCATCTAATGGGTTGGTAGCATGGGCAGGCATGATGTTTTGCCGGAAAGATTTTATTAACCAGATTCGTATCGAAGATAAAGATCTAGCGCGCGACGTTTTCCCAAGGCTTTGTGGTAGGATGGCGGTTATATCCCATGTCGAAGCGTATGACATCGGAAGGGGGGTCGAAGAATATGAACAAGCTCATCGAAAAATACGAACGACCTGAAGGCATTCGTCCTAAAAATGTTTTGCTCGTTGGTCCAAACACCAAGGAATCGATATTTGATAGTCGGTGGGTAACGGCGCATCAGGGAAGTCACTGGTGGGCATCCAGGCTTAACGTACACGGGCATCATGCCGCCACATATGACATGAATCTTCAGCCGGGAGAGATTGCGGACGATTCTGAATATCCGCACGTGAGCCTTGAAAAGATATTCGAGAAAGGGATGCCTGGATTTAATGATGAATCTGGATGGAACCCTTACACTGATTTGCTTCAACTTTTTACGATTATGGGAATGAAAATTGATGATGATCATATTGTTTGGAGACCCTGGGACATTATCGGATTCTCGATCCTAGACGCCACCATCGAATACGACATCTCAAAAATAAATGCAGCTGGGGCTTTAGCGCCTCAGGCATTGCTTGTAGGCGGTGGATCACAAGCAACGCTTAATTATCAAACTCTTTTCGATAAGGCAATCGATCTTGACATGGTGATCCTAGGGCAGGATCCGTTCGCTCTTTTAAATATTGCTAACGAAAAACAAATCTCCCTTTTCAGCCCAAATGAAGCGACGGGTATTGTCTTGCGCCGGCACGCCAAGCCGGTGACGGGAGAGGAATGGACGGACTGGATCTATGAGCTCGACTTTCAAGCCATGCACCAAGACCTTTATTGGAAAAAAACTGCGTGCCTCTATGACAACCCGCAGTTCCAAGACATCAACACGTTTCGTCTTTTCATGCACAATTTCTGCCCCGTTAACTGTGCGTACTGCACGCTCACTGGATTGCAACGCGCAGCAACTGGAAAGCCTACTAAGGCCGTGGGCCTCGCTGGTAATGATACGATAAAAATTATAAAACGGGTTTTGGAAAAATATCCAGATACACATCAGATATTCTTCTGCGATGATGACTACCTTTTGACACCACAATGGGAACGCGGATTCACTGAAGCAATGATTGAAGCAAAAGAAAAAGGCGAGATAAAAAAGGAACTTGGATTCATCTGTCTTACCAATATAAATCGTCTTGACGAACAGGCAATTGAACGATGTGCGCGCGCGGGATTTCGTGTACTTTCAATTGGCGTGGAGTCGGTAAGCCAGTGGAAACTAAATAGCATGAACAAACCCCAGACGCCGGAGCGTATCTGGAAAGTGACGGAGCAAATATTAAGACATGGAATCAAACCCTATTACACACTTCTTATCCATACGCCCTATGAACGTCCTGAAGATATGGTCGTGGACATTAATGGATTCAGGCGCATGGCGAAGATGGGAGTGGGACTCTCTATTGAGCCTTACCTCATGCCCCTTCACGGAACGATCTTCTTCGAAGCGGATGTTCCTACACGATATAAAGTAATTCCGATCGAAGGCTCGCGCGAAACGATCAAAAAAGGAACAGCTTGGCTTCCAGTCCGTGAAGACTCGCTTGAGATCTTCGAGAAATTTGAGAAGTATTTCCCGCGTTTCAAGAAGTGGAAATACGAATCGGATAAGGGAACTGGTCACAAGGAAAAGAATTATTATTCGCATGTGATCATGGATTGTCAGGAGTGGATTCTAAGGACGTTCTTTCAAGATATCCTTATGGATCTTGCCGGCCGCTTACCTGGATTAATCATCGAAGAAGATCATATCGATATAAGAGATTGTAAGTCCATTCTTGAAACGCTCGATGCGATGGGTGAATATGATGTTGATTCTGTTGGAGCCATTATCAAGCGCAAAGCAAAAACTGATATGTCGGATTACGATTTCTCACGCGGGCGCGTGGACGTCCGCGAACTGCAGCGTAAGATCGCAATTGAATCTGAGGATACTGAGCGGATAAGTTCGGTGGATAGTTCGGAACAACTCAAAGAAAAAGCGAAGGCTAAACCGCAGGAGAGTTTTCATTGATTCAAGAGATGGCGATCGCCGTTCTAGGTTTTGTCTTAGTCGTTTTCTTTTGTGTGACATATTGCCTTGGCGGACAAGGATATGGAAAGTGGATCCGTAGATATCTTGGTCCCGGAGTGTTTGGAGCCGGGATCATTTTGATTTCTTACCTTCATCATAACTTCGGGATCCTTTCTGTTTTGGCAGGGGGCTGGTACATCCCGTCCCTTGTGATCTTCAAGTACGGGGTGAATGATGGGTCAGTAGCCAAGAAGATCGCATTACGTGCTGTCTACGGAGGTTCCCTTGGGCTCTGTGGGCTATTGGCAGGGATAGCGGGGCATCACCCTTGGCTTGGTGTTTTTCAGCTTATCTCTGCCGTTTCTGCAACCGTTTACTTCGGGGTGAGAAACCCTTTTTCCAAGTACTCTCAACAGATTGGCAATTGGGCGACGATCCTTGAGGATGGAAATATCATCATCTCGAGCGTCGCGATGGTTCCTTTTATTTTATGATTTTTTTTGGTGGGCCTATTCAGATGACTTATCCGAATATTCCCTATCCGCCCCAGCGCGGATGGGCGGATAAGTCGTTTGATCTGATTGTCGGAACGTTCGGGAATACTGGCTCTGTGATTTTAATCATTGCACTCTTGGTATTTGCAATATGGATGAAGTTCGGGAGAAAAAAATAATGGAAGTCGAACAGGTTTCAATCGATAAACTTCAACATGCTACTTATAACCCACGTAAAATAACTCCTCAAGATTTCGAGCAGATCAAGAAATCAATCACTGAATTTGGATTTTGCCAACCATTAGTTTGTAACAAAGCTCCCGGCCGCGAAGGCGTAATTGTGGGTGGCAACCAAAGGTTTGAAGTTGCAAAGAAAATGGGGATGGAAACCGTTCCTGTTTTCTGGGTGGATATCCAGGATCTTGTGCGCGAGAAGGAATTGAACATCCGCCTTAATAAAGCTCAGGGAGAATGGGATTGGGATATTTTACAGAAAGATTTCGATATCAGTTCATTGACTAATTGGGGATTTTCTAATCTTGAGATCGATACGGGAATTGATAATTCTAAAAAGAAAATAAAAGAAGAAACGGATGCAACGCCTGAAACTCCTGAGAAATCAAGAACAGAACAGGGGATTCTTTTTATGCTCGGAAAGCATCGTCTTTTATGTGGCGACTCGACGAAGAAAGAACATTATGAATTACTCATGGGGGGGGGCAAAGCGAAGTTAATTTTTACGGATCCTCCATATAGCGTTAATTATAAAAGCTCATCTGGAAACAGCTATTCAAAAGGAAATTATGGGACGAATGATATTTTAAATGATGATAAAACAGAAGAAGAAGCGATTGAATTCTATATTGATATTTTAAAAAATCTTTACGAATATTCTTTGGAAGATGTTTGTTTGTATTGGTGGTTCGGAAATAAGATGAATTGGATCAATCGATTGGCTTGGATCAATTCAGGATGGTATATGTCTCAGATTTTAATCTGGCTTAAAGAGCAGATGGTCTTTTCTATGGGAGTGGATTACCACAGATGTTATGAGCCAATTATGTTTGGATGGAAGAAATCACAGCCTCATTATTCAAATAAACGATTATCGAACTACACCGATTGTTTCTTTATAGGGAAAGAAGAGTTTGCAGATCTTCCAGATGTCTGGTTTCAAGCTCGTGATAAAAGAAACGAATATGTCCATCCAACCCAAAAACCAGTTCAACTTGCACATCGGGCATTACGTAAAAACTCACGTGAAGGAGATATTGTTTTAGATGCTTTTGGTGGATCTGGAAGTACATTAATTGCATGCGAACAAATGAACCGGGAAGCAAGATTAATGGAATTAGACCCTAAATATTGTGACGTAATTATCAAACGCTACTGTAATTTTACCGGAGCCAATGAAGATGATATCTATCGAACTGCCAGCCAATCTGCTGCAGTGTAAATGGTGTAAGAAAGTTCTCGAATCAAAAGAGGATACACATCCTATTGCGTGTGGGATGGAGTTTGAAGTGGTGAAACGATGAATCATGCGTGGGGCGAAGATCGAATCCTGACGTTCCTCAAAGAAGGCCGCCAACTGTATCAGTCCATTTACGAAGGCGATAAGAACATTGCATTTCCTGCTCCGCGTTTTATTTCATGTTGGGTATCTGAGGTTTGCAATCTTGACTGCACGTACTGTTTTTTTTCGGATACGAATCATGAGAAGAGTCATCAGTATATTGACAAGGAAAAGTTTTTAGGATGGCTCCTTCAGGCCAAGACCGCCGGCGCTGAATCCTTAGAATTCTCCGGGGGAGGAGAACCGACTCTACACCCTGACTTTCAGGACATCTATGAGCGCGCGTGGGGAATGGGATATCAGCTCGGTATCATCACACATGCCTGCAATCCGATGCCATTAGAAAGCATGGTTCAGCATTTTAAATATATCCGGTGTGGGCTTGATGCCGCGACGGTCGAGACGCATGACGCTATAAAACGCAATAAGCGAAAAGATTACTGGTTTCATAAAGCCATTGAAAATATCAAAGAAATCGTAAGGCTTCGGGATCTCGAAAAAGATGGTGTTAAATCAAATAATGGTTTTCAGGTTGGTATCAAAGTAGTCCTCAATTCTATCAATAAACATGAGCTTATACCTCTTATGAAAATGGCAGAAGATCTCCGCGTCAATTATATCCAGATCAAGTATGAGCATTCTTCCAATCATAATATCGAACCGGAAGAACTCGCAAGATTACAGGCGCAAGCTGATCAGCAAGGTTTTAATGGATTTACGAAAGTGCTTTGCAATCTTTCGCATCAGCATGCGACGGTGAAATGTTTTATGTCGCCAATCCACACGGTCGTTACGGCCACGGGAAAAATCCTGCAGTGCTGCTTCTTTGAAAGTCGGCCAATCGGAACAATCTTCCAGCCGTTCCATGAAGTGTGGGGAAGCGAACAACATCGCAAGGTCATAGAAATGACGACGGTCGAAGAGTGTGATAAAATCGACTGTAGATGGAATTATTTCAATCGCAAGATGAAAGAACTCATAGAAGATCCGCTCGCACAATCGAGCTTCATATAATCCACGAGGAGGATTGAGCCATGGCCGTATCGATCGCAGCACGAGGTGCACTAGGAATCCGAAAAGAAGCGTCTTTTGCTTCTGGTGGAGGGATAGACAACTGGCAGGTTATTGAATCCCAGAGCATCCGCCAATCAAAAATTTATATCTACCAGGATAAGATCCGAAATTCCCCAGAACAGATCAACGGTCAGTATTCGCATGAAGTTGTAAGCGGATCAATCGTTTTCCCGATCACGCCGACAAACCCTACGCAGTGGTGGGAATGTGGAATCGGTGGATCGACAAGTCCTTATACTCCCCAGATTCCTCTTTCTTCACTCGCAATTGAAATTCAGGAAGGCCAGATCGGTACAGTCCAGACTTCCGGGGATATGATTGGCCGCATGGAGTTCTCAAGCAAGAAGGGGGACGTGTTGCGCTGCAGTGTGGATATCGAAGGGGTTGGATTGTCAAACCTTCCGACAGCTTCTACGGCAAGCTTTCCTTCTGGAGATGGCCCATACCTTCATTCGGAGTGCACCTTTACTCTGGATGGAATAGCCAATCAGAACGTCGAATCTTTTACCGTCGCAAAGGAAAATAATCTCATCACCGACCTTTACGGGAACACCCCGCGTAGGCGCGAGATCCCGGCTACGAAGGCGCAGGTTACAGGAACGCTTTCAATCCTATTTTCTGATACCACAATGCGCACTCGGTTCATGAATCAATTACCGTCCCGCATTACGGCACTTTATCAGCGTGGGTCTAAAAGCTTTCAACTAGACCTCGTGAATGTGAATTATGATGTGAGTGAACGACCGATGGAGAGTCAGACAAGTTTCATTTTAGAGACTCTTAATTTTACAGCGTATGTGAATGACCCAACGGTTCAGAATTCCTTAAAACTTACGGTTGTGACCACATGAGCATTGAGCTGATTGACAGTTCTAAAAGTTACACGATCGATCATCCTTCAATTGCCAGATTTGAACTTAAACATTGGACGATTGGCATGCAGGAAGAGGTTGACCGTCAATGCCTTGTTCAGGACGGAAAAGGTGGATTTAATTATCTCGTTGCGCGTGAGCGTGAACTTAAGATGGAATTAGCTTTGATTTCTTGGTCTGGCGTGACCCAAGACGGCGTGGATGTCCCCTGCAATTCTGAGACCAAGAAAAAGCTTCCAGTCGGTGTCTTACTCTGGCTTGTGCGTATGATCGATGAACGTTCTGGAATTAGAATGCCTGAGGAAGAAAAAAAAAATTAGAGCTCGCCGTTGAGCTTCTTACCGGAGGGATACCCATTGCCGGCGTGCTTGAGCATCTTGGATCTTCCAGACTACCTAGCTCCATCATCAAATACCTTTGGTGCTCTCCAGAACTCAATTTTGAGTTCCGATGTCTTCCTTCTGCCGGTGGATTTTATGATCAACGGTTCCGTGATTTTGTGGATTTCAATATCATTGAAAAACGTTTGCGGGATATCTCAAGCAGAAGAGGAAAATAATGCCATCCTTTGATGTTAAGGTGAAAGTGACAGGCGCTCAAGAAGTGCAGGTTCTTTTAAATTCTGTGAAACAAAGAATGGCAACGCTTTCTACTCCTTTGAAAGCTTCGAGGCTTTTGATGCTTCGATCTATCGATAATAATTTCAAATCTTCCGGAAGACCCATAACTTGGAAACCTTTAGCGCTTTCGACTTTACGTTGGAAAATGAAACATGGATATTCATCTAAACCACTGATAAGAAAAGGATTATTGATAAAAAGTATTGTCGGTAAAATTCAAGGAGACAATAAACTTATTATGGGAACAGTGGTTCCTTATGCTAAATATCATCAGTTCGGAACTAGATCTATTCCTAAGCGTCCATTCCTTTTGTTTCAAGACCAAGATATTCAGAACATTAATTCATTGATCACCGGGTATATTAAAGACGGGAAAATATAATATGCCATTAAATACAGTTCAAATTACATATGAAGCAGTTGTCAGAGGGGCAGATCAAGTTCGTGATCTTTCCACTAAAACAGCGGAGCTTGGCGCAGAGAATGCAAAGCTAACTCAGACGGTTTCCCGTGTAACTGCTGAGACAAACAAATCAGTAACAGCCGGCCTACAAGCCCGAAGAGCGATTATTGATTTCAGAAAAGAAATGTTTGCGGCAAGTTTTGTTATTGGATCTGCTGTTTTGATTATGAGAGATCTTGCGCAGCATAGCGATGCGCTTGCTGCAAAATTCGAAAAAATAGGAGATGCTACTCGTGATTTTAAATCTAATTTAGGGGATGCTATCGCCAGTCTTCTTAGTCTTAAAGGTGCAATGAGCGCCCTTCAGAATTTTCCATTAGCGGGATTCCTTGGGTTCGGCGCGAAAGGTGCACAACAAGGTGCTGCTACTGCCGCAAAAGCTGGAATGTCCAGAGAGTCTAGAATTCAATTGCTTGGCCTGCAAGGGGAGAGCGCATCACTTAGAGGTGATACTCTTACAGCTCTTCTTAAAAAACAAGAAGCCGAAAGAATCAAATTGCTTGAAGGAGCTTCTGCATCCCGTAGAAAAATCATAGAGACTGAATTGTTAGAGCGTCAACGACTTGAACGTGAGACGTACAAGCTCAGTGAATTGGGATTGAAACGATTGGTAGACATTCAACGTGATTTCACACGCGGGAATATCAGCATTTTTAAAGGTGGAATTTCTGAAGCCATCTCCGGGCTTGCGACCAATAAGTTCAAAAGCAAAGAAGACATCATGGGTTTTGTTGGCGGGATCGGAAACCAGTTCATTAAAAACGCCGCAGATATGATCGCAGAAGCAATTGCGACGAAAGTATTCTCAGGGCAGGGCGGCTTCGGAGATCTGCTTGGGAAACTGTTTGGCTTTAAAGGAGCAGAACAAGCGCGTCAGGCTGCTATGCTTACGACTGCTCAAACTCAGGAAAAGCTTCTGATGAATTCTTATGGGGTACTGCAGGGCATTCAGAATTGCGTATGCGCAGCGGCGTCTTATCTTGCGAATATGGGGAGCCGAGGTACACCTACCATTTCCATATCTGGCGGAAAAGGTGGCGGTGCGCTTGCAGGTATCGGAGCGATCGCTGGACTTGTAGGTGCTGTAGCTGGAGCGGGAGCATTTGCGGCGAGTAGTTTGGCATCATCAAGTACAGCAATGAATACTATCGGAGGAGCTATTGGTGAAGGTGGCGCAACGAGTGGATCTCATTATGTGAATATTCCTGGCCCTGGACATCGTTCAGGCGGATGGATCCCAAGTTTTCAACAGGGTGGCGAAGTCCCGGCATTTGTGACGCCAGGTGAGTTCGTGGTAAATAAAACCGCTGCAGCCGCGAATAAAGATATTCTGGAAGGTATCAATTCAGGAAATAAACCCGTCAAAGGATCTGGCGGTCATGTGTTTCTTATCAAAGCGAATGACGCTCAGAGCTTTGCGGATCAATTGTCGAGCCCATCATCCCAGCAGAAAATGGAAATTGCGGTCATGAAAGCTGTGATGTCGAATGGCCAGGTTCGTAAAATTATAAGGGATTTTGCGAGATGATCGATTCTGTTGTTTCCGAAATTGAGATTCATGATAATTTCTGCCAAAGATTTGAGCAGATTGCGCAAGAATCAAAAGATGCTTTTTATCGGGATTATAAAATAGTATCAGCTACTTATCGTGGGATATGCGTCAGGGCTGGCCGAAGTGCATTAGAGAAAGAATTTCTTGGAAGGTTCCTCGTGAAATTTGAATATTTCAGGAGATATGAAAAAGGGATGTTACAGGATACCTTCATCCATTCGGACATGGCGCTTTCGGATTATACAGCGATTCTTTCCCTAAAAGATGATAATGGCGCGTTATGTTTCTGGAGGCATAAAGAGACAGGAATGATTTCTACAAATCCTCAAGATTCGGATTCTATAAAAAAGTTATTCGAAGACGGAATGTATGAAGACCGATGGGAAATTTATGAAAGCGTACCGATGATTAAAAATAGATGTGTCATCTATCCGGCAAATCTTTTCCATTCCAGATATCCCAAAGATTGGGAAGGCGAGGATCCGAGACTGGTACTTGTTTTATTCATGAATAAATCAAATAATTCATAGGAGGAAATGATGCCATACATATTGAATGGAACTAGGACACTAATTGATTATTGGAACACGCTTGGCCGGCCATGCCGAAAAGAACGATTATCGGAATCGATCAAATCTCCGAAGATTAATTTTCAAGGAGTTGGAAGGGATATTCGTTCGCTTTCGTTACAGTACGGAGAGGTTGAAGCTCAGAACCTCGCGGGCGCCCTTGGTGTGAATGTTTCGGATGTGACAACCAACGGTGGACAAATACTAATTTAAAAATGGAGGTGTACTTTGAGTGACTATGTTATGCACGGAACAGATAGACTTATTACTTATGCAAGATCGCAGGGACTTAACCTAAGCGGTGGCGATCGGCAAAGATTAGCTTCAGCAATTGGGATCCCTGTGATTCATCTTACAGGAAATGGCAGAACGCCTTCTGCATACGTAAGCCCAAAATACAATGAGGCTCAGGCTCAGAGCCTGGTGAATATTCTAGGGGCTGCTGATACTGATACTGTGGGAACGAATACGGGACAGGAAGTTGTCGGATAGTTAAACTATCTTTACATTAAAATTTTCTTGTTAAAGTTTGGAGCTTAAACTTTACATATGAGCAATGAAATCTTCAATTTTACTATCGACATTCCTTTTGAAGAAGAGATCGAGTATAAGACGATTGTCTCAGAATCTGAGGCCGGAAAAGAACAACGCTATCAAAAATGGCAAAAGCCAAGACGTACTTTCCGAATAAGATTGGAAGCGCGAAATAACGCGGCAGCTGATCAGATATGGCGGTTTTATACACGCCATAAAGGATCCTTCGATTCTTTCCTTTTTCAGAACCCAAACGAAAACCCAGTCACTGCTGAAATTTTCGGATCCGGAGATGGAGCGGCAAGTGTGTTTTATATGGGGCGATCTGTTGATATCGGAACTGGAGACTGTATCGTCACGCCGGGAAGTGCATCCTTTACGCGCTCAATCGGCGGCACGGGAGATTTCCTTTCTTTCACCGCTTATACGATTGTCGAGAATTTTGGGCAGATCACCACAAACGCCGTACTTCCTTCAGGCGATGTGTTACGATCGAATTACAATTTCCGCTATAGAGTCCGTTTTAAAGAAGATCAATTATCACGGGAAATATTTGTTCCGAATCTTTATAGAATGGGCGTTGAACTTCTGGAAGTAATCTAATGGCAAGATCTCTTTCCTCTGATTTCCTTCGAAGAAAATCAGAACCTCTTTGCGCACCTGTCGAGCTTTGGGATGTTCATCTCGGAGCCACAGATCGCGTTGATTCCAATACCATCTTCCTTGCTGTTACAAATAAGAACATTCGTTTCTATTCACACGTGGATGGGAGCCCGCGTATTTTTATCGGGACGGGACTTGGGCGTGGGCCGATATCCCGAAACATAGATTCTAAAATAGATAACGTCGAGATCTCCCTTGAGAATGTGGATAGAACTTTCTCTTCGCTTTTCCTTACGCTCGACCTGCGCGGTAAACGTGTGATCATCCGAAAAGTGTTTATCGATCTTCTGGACAGCCTCCAGGATTCAGGCGGGAATGATAATTTCGTAGTGATGTTTGATGGTGTGATTGATGCTCCAACTCTTAATCAAAGCAGGTTTCAGGCTCAACTGCGTAACAATTTCTTTAACTCACTTGCATTCAGCGTTCCACGTAGAACGTTTCAGGGACTTTGCACTTTCAAGTTTGGGGAATCCGGGGATTGCGCAACGCACCGAACGCAGCCACAATTGTATGATACAAAGACTAGCCAAACGGTTGATTCTATCCCTGATCAACTTCATATTGTCGATGGCGCGAGAAGTGAAGGCGGATCCGGGGATTATTGGGCTCCGGGTATTGTCGAGATGACGGGTGGCACTACGGGCAATATTGGCGTCAAACGGCGCATTGTACAATCTACAGCCACAGGCGATCTATTCCTTGAGGCTAGATTCCCGAGCAATATTCAAGCCGGAGATGAATACACGATTCAAAGAGATTGCGGCAAGACACTCGATCATGACTGCCGGGATAGATTTCAAAACAATTCAGAGTTCGGAGGATTTGTTACAATTCCGGATAATCTTGTGAGGCGTTGAAAAATTCATGTCTATGAAAATTGATCCGAACATATTAGTTGATCCTAAATTTCTTAACATCCCTTATGTTCTTGGCAAAAAAACATTTGAAGGATGTGACTGTATTGGCTTATGTCTGATGTATCTTTCCGAGCATGGAGTTGATTTCAATTATGACGATAAGATGGGGCCGGTTTATGAGCATTGGTGGGAGACGAATCCATTCCGGCTTATTAATGCCGTTTCTGAATACGGAAAAACTATTTATTATACAAGCGCTAAGAAACTGGATCTTATGCTTTTTTTTGGAGAGGAGCAGGTGAACAGATTTCCAATGTGTATGGGTGTGATGGTGGATGACCGTCATTTTTTAATGGCGCTTCCCGATAAAGGGAGTTTTGTGCAGATGTTCAATAAACATTGGCGCGGGATGTTGTGGGGAACGATTCGTTTAAAAAAGGTTATGGAGAAATACGGAGAATGAAATTAAAAGAAGCAATTGAAATCTTCAATCTGAGTTTTTGGCGGGAAATGCGCCGTTGGGGATTTGATTTTTCTCGACCGCAGTTTAATATTGTTACGACACTCACAATCATTGCTATCACAGCTGCAGTTGTTGCGGCTACTGTTTCTGTCATTCAAGCTTTCAATCCACCAAAACCGCCAAAGATTAGTTTTGGATTTCAGGGAGATGTTGGGGGATCACCTCGATATGGATCTATCGGGCCGCTTGATAATACGGTTTCCAATGAACTTGCGATTCCTGTTCTTTACGGCCAAATGAAACTTGCGGGTAATGTGATATGGCAAAGCGATCCTGGAGAAACCGTTAATAGGATCGTCGCAGTTGGAGAAGGTCAGATGAACAATATCCGCGACGTGCGCGCCAATGACGTTGCGATTGATGATAATGCGAATGCAACTCCGGGATCAAGTTTTACGGCCTATCTTGGAACTGGAACGCAGAAGGCAGATAGCCGGCTTCCATCAAGACTTAGACCAGACATGGAACTGCATTATACCGCTTACCTTGCTCTTACCCTCAAAACATCTGAGAAGATTAGTGGGAATCCTACTATCACTTCTCTTTGCCAAGGGCTTTTGATCGAGACCTGGGATGGAAACGCTTGGGTAACAACAAGAACTTTTTCACGTAATCCAGCGGCATGCGTCAGGGATCTGCTTATTACCAAAAGATACGGACTTGGTCTCGCAAAATCAATACTGGACGATGCTTCTTTCGGGGAAGTTTACAATTATTGTGAGGACAAAGTCGGGAACTTGGGAACGCCTACGCGTGAAGAGGCAGGCACTGTTTTATATGGACATTTTGATGGGCCTGATGGATCTACGTCTTTTCTTGATTCTTCAAATAATCCCAAAATCCCTACGGTATTCGGGAATGCTCAAATTGATACTTCTCAATTCAAATTCGGAGGAGCTTCTCTGCTTCTTGATGGATCAGGAGATTATCTGAAATATGCGGCACATACGGATTTTGATCTTGGGTTTAATGATTTCACAATGCAAGCATGGTTTCGGCTTAATAGTACATCCGGGACGCAGATAATCATGTTGGTAGGGAAAAATGGCGATCAGACTTATATTGCGGTTGATAGCTCAAAATTTCTTTTTGAAGTGGCTAAATCTGCGACAACCGTTGTTCAGATAATAGGAACTACCGTTCTATCCACAAACACTTGGTATTTCATACGTGCTGTACGAGCGGGAACGAAGTTCCGAGTTTTTCTTAATGGAGTTCAAGAAGGCGGTGATGTCGATTATTCCGAATCTATCGTCGCTAGCGATAGTGGCATGTATATCGGAAAGAACTCAGATGGTGGATCGATCAGCGGGGATTTTAATGGATGGATCGATGAATCGAAATTCATCAACGGCGTTGCCCTATCGGTTGCGGATTTCGATGTGCCTGATGATAAAGAAGTCCGTTTTCGGCTTGATTACGTTCTTGATTCTTCTCGGCCAGCACAGGATGTCTTAAATGATATGCTTGCTACATTCGGAGGGTTTCTTGTTTATGCCGGGAGTAAAATCAAATTACGCGTCGAGAAGCCGGAACCCATCACGCAGTATTTTGGGGATGGATCCACAACGCTTCAGAACGCAACGTTCGATCCTAATAATATTGTTAAGGATAGTTTTCAATGGAACATGTCATCCATCGATGATCGCCCGAACAGGATACGTGTGCAGTGGTTAGATCCAAACCAGAATTTTGTGAAGGTATACACGCAGGTGGAAGATCGTATTGATCAAGACGATCGTGGTACGGTTATTACGAAAGATGTTTCTTTACTTGGTATCACACGCGAAAGCCAGGCTCTTCGAATGGCAAAACTTCAAATGGCCATCTCTAAATATTCTTCAATATCCATTAATTTCTCTGCCAGGCTTGAATCTATCCAATGCGAAGTTGGAGACGTGATCGCTGTGACGCATCAGTCCGCAAGATTTGTGAGACGTCTTTTCCGGATTGCGAATATGCAGGAAGCAGAGGATGAGACCATAAGATTTACTTGCCGGGAATACAACGCCTCTATTTATGATGATAGGCCTGGCGCAGCGATTACTATTTATGATCAGCCGGTCGGACCGAACCTTTACTCTGCATTGTCGGACGTGACAGGGCTCACACTTACTGAAGATAATTTTATCAATAAAGATGGCGTATTCGTGACTAACATTCTTGTTTCTTGGACGGCCATACCCGATGATGAGCTTCTAAGGCTCGATCGTTACCTGATACAGATGTCAAGGGATGGCGGGGCAACGTATCGGGATGTCGCGTTCGTGAGCCCTCAAAAGACGAATTGTCGGATTGTTCTTGGAGACACCCAAACTGGAACGACTTTTGTTATCCGCGTCAAAACTATTTCCGACAGGGGAGCGGAATCGCCAGGAGCTACAGCTTCTCTTACTATCGAAGGAAAAAGAACACCGCCTTCTGACGTCGAAGACTTTGATGTCAATTTTGCATACGATCATCTTGCATTCACATGGTCGGCCATTGATGATGAAGATCTATTTGCCTATGAGATAAGGGTCGGAAATTCCGATTCTGTTTGGGAAACGTCCGGGATCATTGCGACGGAAATACTTGTAAACAAATATGATCTTTTCAATTTTACAAGTGGTGCAAAAAAATATTTCGTCAAAGCAATCGACAATTCTGCTAACTATTCTGAGAATGCGGCAGCCGATAGTATCAACGTAACTCAAATTCCAGAAGCGAATGTCTATTTCAATTTTGATATTTGGAGCCGTGTTTCACAATTAGTGCATCCTCTTCAGGGAACTCTTTCGTCAGAACTAGATAGGGTTCCTACTACCGATTTTGATCCGAAAGCTTATCGACTTACATTTCAACCTAAAACGGTTAAGACGTGGAATGACTATCAAAATGATGGAATTACTTGGGCTCAGTTTCAGGCATCCTCTTTTCGATATGGACTTGAAAAATTTATAACGGACGAACAAAGTTACGAGACTGAGGCGATTGATATCGGGGTTTCGGTAACGGCTGTATTCATTGTTGATTTTCAAAGTTATTCGACAACAAATCTCGGAGTAATCATTATCGATATTTCCACCTCTACAGATGGAATTAGTTATTCCGCATATGTTCCTTTTGTGGCAGGACAGTACACCGCCCGCTATGTGAAATTTAGATTCAGAATCCAGGCAACGCTTGATAGCACGGTTGTCAGATTGATATCGGCTTATCTAACGGTTGACGTCCCGGACCGCAATCAGTCCATCCTCAATCAGACGATTGGAGCTGGCGGATCGACAGTCAATTTTTCAGGATTCACATCAGTAAAATCAATCGTCGTTACAACGGTTGGAACTAGTAATTTAACTCCAAGAATTGATGATCAATCCAATCTTCCCAATTCTGCATTGATCAAACTTTTTGATACAAGCGGGAATCTTCAATCTGGTTCAGTGAATATTGCGGTTAATGGTTATTAAAATGACAAAGGCTTCGCAATTCCGAGTCAAGAGACATAGAGGGACGGTAGTGGTAGAATGTAATTTGAAGACAATCAAGCTTTATGACAGAGATGAACTTCTAAATCTTATTCTCCCGGGATTTCCGAAAAATGAAGAACTTATGACCTTTCGCATAACAAAGGTGAAGAACTAAATGCCTGTAGATCCGTTTACAAACGCCCGACCTTATTACGATCCTACTTTCCCATCGTCTGGTGATGGCTTCTCAATCCCGGGAACCAAGAACGCCCTTCAGGGATTAGGGTTCATGGATTTTCTGCCGCTTCAGCCACGCGCGCATTCTCCTGCAGATATGAAAATCATGGTGCGCGGGCGAGACGCCTCTTCATTTTACAATCCCATTTATGCAAGCGATAATAATACCCGTATCTTTTTCAATTCCGGAGATTCCCCGACAATGTCGGCTCCAGCATCCAATCCCAGGCTTGATATTGTTTACCTCACTCCATCTGGGGATATACGGATTCAAACTGGAACGGAGGGTATAACGCCTGGACTCCCTTCTCTTTCGCCATCTGGGGACAGACTTCCAATCTGCGCTGTGTATCATAAAACTACAGAGACTCGGATTGTCAATTTTGAGGATAGGAATTCGAATACAGGAGATGGTTATATCTATCAGGATTTGCGACCACATTTTTATTCCCTTTCCGCTCAGACAACTTTGACATTAGTTACACCTTTAAGTGTTACGGGTGATAATGTGGTGGGATCTGGAACGGCTGCCGCAAGACAAGATCATAAACATCAAGGTGTGCATACGATTAAATGTGTTGCTTCTGGGGATCTATATGGAGATGTTGAACTTTTTGGTTCTGCGTTACGGCAAGAAGGAAACAGGATAAGTCTTGGCGGAGTTGTGGGGTTCGGACATTTTCAAACTGCAGATAATCTAGTGGGATCTCTTACAACTCCTTTTGATAACACACCGCCGCTTATTACTGAAGGAAATGAATTCCTCGCATTAATCTATAGTCCTAAAGCAATTAATAATTATATGAAAGTTACTGTTTCGATGAATCCTTACGAACCTACTAACACAGGAAATTATTGCACCATTGCTCTTTATGCCAATCAAACTCTTATCAAGGCTGTGAATAGCAATGTTGCGCAAGAAAATCTATCTCCGGAACCATCTTGTTTTATAGCAATTGTCAGTGTCACTTCTTTAAATGCAATTAGATTTTCTGTGAGAGTTGGAAACGATACTGGTGATATAGGGATGAATGGCGCTGGAGCAGCAGGTCTTTATGGGGGTCTCGCATTGACATCAAACATAATCGTAGAAGAGATTCAGGCATAGGGAGGGGATCATGTTTCTAAGTCATTACTTTAAAAAATCAGAACCAAAAATTGATCTGAATGCATTATGTGATCTCTTTCAAAAAACAGCATGGCGGCTTGTACGTGCGGCAGAGGATATGTTCGGATCCGGAAAAGGTGATGAGAAACGGGCATGGTGTGTTCGCCGGTTCAAAGAGATTTTTAAAGACGTCAAGGATTCAGAAGCTGAGGATTATGTGCGTGCGGCCTTTATGAATTTAAAAGTAGAGATGGGCGTTATCGACAGGAAATATTAACCTTAAACAAAGAGGGGGTATTCGTGGATCTAAATCTAATTCTAGAAAAAGGGCAGCATATCTTTCAGGACTTCAAAGATAAGAAATTGAACATCATCCAATTGATTCAGGAAGTCGTGAAATTAGTAGAGTCCATCGCCTCAGAGTTTGGCGGTACGACCGGAAAAGAGAAGAAAGAAATCGCGATTCAGGCTATCCAATCGGTGATTGATATTCCATTCGTTCCCCAAGGATTGGAAGCATGGATCTATGGATTCCTGATCGATCAAATTGTCGGCGCGTTAAATAATTCCGGTGTGTTTAAGCACGCATGAGGAAGTCCACCTCCGTCCACCTGTGTTTATTGGCCTCTCTTTTATTGACGGGTTGTGCGCACACTCCGCTTTACATGCCGACGTTCTCAAGCAGTAAGTATCATTGTGATCCTGTCTGGTCGATTCATGTTCCGCAAAACGTGGCGAGTGATTACATCAAGGCTGATGTTTTGAAGAAATATGCCACGATACTTGCAAACAATCCAAGCCTCACGGATAAGGTGTTTCCTTCCCAGTCAACAATAGATTCGATCGGACGGAACAGCCTTGATCTTGGGCTCGGGACGGCCGCCGTTATCAGCGCTGTTCAGGATGCCAGTCCGGCTGCTGCCATCGGAAGTGCGATCACGGCAGGTCTTAAGACTTTAACGTCACTCCGTTCAGAAGATAAAACTCAGGACAGGCAAGACGCTTGTATGCCAAGAGATGCCAAGGCGATGTGGATCATCACAGAAGACGCAAAGATTTTCATTTCGAAAGATGAAAAGGTTTCCATGGAATGGGCGAAAGCGATTGAGCTCGCCCCGAAAGAAAAAGAGATCACAGTTCCTCAACCTCCCCGCTAAAATTTCCGCTAAAACTCATTCCTAAACAGCGCCGGGTCTTCCCCCTCGGCGCTGTTTTTTTGTGTTCATTTTCGCTTGGTTTCCGGTTTAAATCGTTTAACATAAAAATAGTTTAACGTCGTAAGTCTTTTAAACACCTGCACTTACTATATTAACTAATGGTTATTAATAAATAGTTATATACAATGGTTAACTTTCATGTTATAGTTTTTTTGTAAACAAGGAGGCATTAAATGAAAAATATTAAAGAGGAAGTTTATAAAGAGGCTTCTTCCGGGAGAATATTAAAATGAACGTTTATGGTCAGACAAAATGTCCTCAATGCGGAAAACTTAATGCGATGTATCGACCGCTTGAAAACATTTTACCGGCATGGGATGAAGTGTGTTGCTGGAATTGTGACCATAAATTTTTACATTCGGTGGAACAAAAAGGAGGAATTAAATGAACACCTTTCAAAAAGTACGATGTATGGAATGCGGCTATGAAAAAGAATTGATGTTTGATGAGAGTACCGTCACGCGGTTGATTCTCTCACAGCGGTGCTTCGAATGCGACTTCTGGTACCGTCTGTATATCCTGCGTGACGATCCGAGCATGGTACGAATCGACGGGAAAAATTATCATCTTGGGCAGGAATATGGCGTGAAAGAAGATGCTAAAGGATTCGGTGGAAGACGGTTCGATATCCGGTTCTTCAAAGGAGCCACCATCACAACAACCAATCTCAGCTTTAATGGAGTCATTCCCGATAATTTCAAGGAAAGACTTCCGGACAATGCGGAGTTTGTAGAGGATGAAAAATAACATGCTGACGCTTGACCAATTAAAAGCAATGCCACCTAATACTATCTTTGCAACTGGAACAGCTTTCGATGATTCGGAAGGATTATTTATGGCTGGAACGAACAAAGAGCTAAGGTGGGTTGCGGAACTCGGCGGTATTCATGACTGGACGATTTACGCTCATTTCTCAGAGCATGATGAGGAATGGGTGAAGCGGCATGGCGACAAAATTCACAGCGAGCAACATATCAAAAAACTGGTGCCTTGCGATGATGCGGCGTTCGCAATGTACCGATATTAAAACAAGGAGATTGAAATGAATAAAGAAAATTTTATCAAGGAACTAAAGGAAGTTGCAGACTTTCTGGAGGAAAAAGATTTTGACTTTGAAGACTGCAACATCTTTGATTTTACAATTTTTATTGCTTGTCGATCGAAAGAATCGTTCCAGAAAAACGCGAAGGCATTGGGAACATTTGAAAAGAGCGCAGATGCTTGGATTAATGCAACTCGCAAGTTTGACCAAATTTCCATTCAGGTAACAGCCGAACGCGATCTTGTATGCAAGAAAGTATTGGTCGGAACGAAAATCATTCCTGCGACAGAAGAGAAGATCATCCCGGAAATGATTGTTCCAGCCTGCCCGGAACGAGAAGAAGAAGTTTATGAATATAAATGTCCGGAAAGTTTTATTAATATGAAAGAAGACTCTCAGGAGAATGCATGAACATCATGCCCGAATACAACCTCAAGAATTTTGAACTGCTCAGGACGCAGGCGGGGTTCCGGATCTACAAACTGATCAAGAAACTGAACGGACAACCTGGATATGTGGTCATTCCGCCATGGGGTGGGATTGAAAAGTTTAAGAATTTCAGGAAAGCCGTTAGAAATATGGAGAGCGAAATCAAACGTACTGCGGAGGTATTCAGTGACTGAAAAGATCAAAGTCAAAAGCGTAAAGAAATGTGAACGGTGCGGAAATGAGTATCCGTATCCTTACCGCCACAATTGTTTCGCGAATGATCCGTACATGAAAACAGCAGCGGCAAAACTGGAAGCCAAGCGGCGCACAAAAACACTTGCGGTTATTATGGCACTGATCATTTTGGGGTCTACCACGTTGATCGCCGATGAGCAATTAGATGCCGAACTCGCGCAACAGGTCCGGTGGCAGCATTCTGCGGATCAGCTTCCAGACTTCGATGCGATTGTGGATGCCATCTACATTGTTGAAGGTGGAAACAAAACCCGGTTTCCGTTCGGTATTAAATCGGTGAACTGCTCTGGCTATGATGATTGCCGGCAGGTGGCGGCTAACACAGTTATTAACAACTATAAGAGATGGGAAAAAGCCGGACGACCGGGAGAGTATTTAGATTTTCTAGCGGATCGGTATTGCCCTCCATCGGTTGATAAACAAGGAAATGAAAACTGGAAGAAGAACATGCGGAGGATATTACAATGAATATCAACGACATTAAACTAGGTAAACGTGTGAAATCAGTGAGTGAACTTTCCGGAGTTCCTAAAGGTACTGAAGGTGTGATCATTTCGGATTACGGATCTGGATTTATGGTGGCATGGGATCGGGAAGAAAATCCCTATCCTCAAGATATGAGCCCAACAGAAGTTGCCAATATGTTTGCCGTCAATCCTGAATGTCCACTTCGCGATGGGTTCGACAAATCAACGGAGATGCATATGTTGGAGGTTGTATGAAAGAAATTAAATTCCGAAATGGAAAATCAAGTTATGAATATTGACTGGATATTTATTTTTAAGTGTTGGGGGGTGTTTATGACAATTGGTTTAATCGTAGCTCCTATTATTCTATTAATAGTTTCTATCCATTTGTTTTTTTCATGGCTTTTCTGGAGAACTAAATGACACGCAACATTAAAAACGCCATCGGGTATATTGACCTAAAAAAACGAATGGCTGAACAGCCAGACAATCCGCCGGCAATCACGCCGCAGGAAAGTCATTACATCATTACCCAGATCAGGCTTCTGGGGACAGGAGGAAATCAAAATGTCTTTAACCGATCTTAATTTAACGCTCCGTGAAGCGCAGGAATATTTAGCGCTGAACGGAATTGATTGGACGATAGGAACCATCAAGATCTATGTGCATTTCGGAAAGATACCGAGTTTTAAAGACAAGAACTCACGACTCATCGAACGATCAGAACTTGCGAAGATCGTCGATAAAAAGAAAAGGGGGTGGTAATCATGAATGACCTTTATATGATATCTGCAATTTACTTTTTCGTTCGCGGAATATCCGAATCAGAATCGAAGCATTGGGTAGCCGCAATGTTTTCAATCCTTGCGTCAGTTCTTTTAGGGTTCGTTTGGATGACTACGTTTTCTTCCGGAGGCTCGTAATGACCTTACCGATGTTTGAGCACCAGAAAAAAGGCGTTGAATTCATTATCTCTAAAGGTGGAAGCGGAGCATTGTTTATGGAGATCGGAACGGGTAAGACAAGAACGGCGATCGAGATCTTCAATAAAATAAGAGAATCAAATCCGCATATACGAATGCTTGTCGTGGCTCCGATTTCATTACTTGAAGCAGCTTGGGCGGAGGACGTTAAAAAGTTCTCTGATTTTTCGGTGTGGAATATAAGAAATGGATGGGGTGATTTGGGGCGGATTGCTGAAGATATCTTCCTTGTAAATTATGAGTTTCTTCTTTCAAAAGATAAACTGACTACTCTGTTGAGAAAATTAAAATCTGGATTTGATTGGATGATCGTCCTCGACGAATCATCACGTATCAAGAACGCACAATCTAAGACTACAAAAATCCTGCTTGCAATGGCAAAACTATTTAAGTACCGGATCGTGATGTCGGGGACCCCGGCTCCGAACTCGGAAATGGAATATTGGCCGCAGATGCAGTTCGTGGCACCCGGGTGTCTTGGTACCAGCATGACAGCGTTCCGTTCTCATTTCTTTCATTTGGTGAATCGCTACACTAAACAGGTCGTGACGCCGACATTTATAAGCCGATTACAAGCAGCTGATATTTTCCGTAAATGTGACTATCAGATCACTAATGAGAAACGAAACGAACTCATGAAATTCATCATGCCGCATTGTTATCTTGCCAAGAAAAAAGACTGTCTCGATCTTCCGGACCAGGTAGATGAGATTCGGCTAGTAGAGATGGAAGATTCTCAGAAAAAAGCTTATTTTGAAATGAAACGGCATCTTGTGGTTCAGATCCAGGAACAGCAAATCGCAGCACCGCTTGCGTTAACAAAACTTATGAAGCTTCGGCAGATCACGAGCGGATTTATTTATAATGAAGAAGGGGATTCTTATGAAATAAATCTTGAACATGATAATCATTTCAAAATGTCATTAGAAACAAAAATGCCGTTTGTCAAAAATGAACCGGGAGAAGAAGATTTTTGGGGGGACGCGTTCAATCCATTAGAAAAAGAATTCTCAAATCCAAAACTTAAAGAGCTATTCGATAATATCGAAGAGGCCGGCAATCAACCCATCATCATCTGGATTCAATTTCACTGGGAGCAGATCAAAATCTGTCATGAACTTCATAAGCGGTTCGGAGAAAATCAAGTCGTCACGCTTTCAGCGCTCACTAAAGATAAAGACGGAAGTATAAAGGCATTCCTCTCTGGATCCGCAAGGTTCCTTGTGGCGCATCCTGCCTCAGCAGCGCATGGCCTTACGTTTGTGAATTGTTCGCTTGAGATATTCTTCTCACTTGATTGGAGCTCGGAGAAACACGAACAAGCGCGCGGCCGCATTCATCGTCCAGGCCAGACCAAAAAATGCACGTATGTTTATCTTCTCTGCAAAGACACAATTGACGAGGATATTCTCGCGGTTCTGCGCGGTAAACACGATGAGCAGGAAGTGCTCTATAAAATGATGGAGGATAAATAACATGGCGCTGATGCTATGGCTAATCGCCGCAAAGGGTTTAAAATCTAAAACCCCTTATTTCGCAATATTCACATATTTTTATGCCATGGCGTTCGACGTGGTGTTTCTATGGAGATTAATGTGAACACATTGCAAGTTTGTTGGTCAATAAAAGACAAAGAAAAAGTTTCTCTTAAATACTGCCCTACTTGCAAAAGTAGAAGGCGTTTTTATTCTTGGTTTCAGGAATGGTATGGGTGGCATACGACTTGTACTAATTGCGGCGATCAATGGCAGGATGGAGAAATGTGTGAAAGGCCATTTTGCAGAGGGTGGCGGCAAGAAAACATTGACAGAGCTAAAGAATCAATTAAGAAGTTTTTGAAATCCGCCTAACTAAAGGCTTGGAGGTGGTGAGTGAAGGAAAGAACGATCTTGCATCTTTGCGCTGATATTGGAAGCGATAGTCGGCCTTATGTAGATGCCGGCTACAATGTTTTGAGAATCAACAAAACTATCGGTGTGGAGAATTACTTCCCGGAACATGAAGCTTATGGAATTATTGCAAACCCGGTATGCACCGAATTTAGTATCGCATCAGGGTTCCACAAGAAACTGGATACTGATAAAGGGATGTTTTTGGTTAATCATTGTCTCAGGATTATCAAAAAATGTAATCCTAAATTTTGGGTTATTGAGAATCCCGCATCTGGAAGGCTGAAAGAATTTTTAGGGAATCCAACATTAGTTTATGAGCCTTGGGAGTATGGAAGCCCGTGGACTAAGAGGACAGCCCTATGGGGGAAGTTTAATATACCATCTAAAAGGTTCAGCTCTTGGTACGCAGTCCCTAAGAACAAAAATCTTTATATCCGTCCAGGAAGGCCGAAGCCTTCAATGGCTTTTCTACATAAGTCTGCTAAGAAATTTATTCGAGAGTTTGATATCTTCCAAGTTGAGGATGATATGTCTTTCAGATCTCTGTGCAGCCAAAACTTCGCCAAAGCATTCTTTGAAGCGAATCAATAACCAACCTCCAAAAAGAGAAGGGGTGAGAGATGAGAGAGATTAAATTCAGGGCTTGGGATAAGAAAAAGAAAGAACTGTTTTATCAAAAAGACAGTCCTCTTGAGTTTTTCCATGTGATCGCACTGTTTGATGAAGAGCCGGAGATTATGCAATACGCCGGACTTTATGACAAAAATGGGAAAGAGATTTATGAGGGGGATATTTTTAGCCATCCAGAATATACTCCTCCGTTTAAAAGCGTGGTCAATTTGTGTGTTGGCTTTAAAGATGGAATGTTTCAATGTGGACGCGGCACTACGCCTGAATGGTGGACTTACGCTTTGAGAAATTTTAACGAAGCTGCTGAAATCCTCGGGAACATTTATGAAAATCCAGAGCTAATGAAGGAGAGGAAGTAATATGAAAACAGAAATCTTTAAAGACTATTTAGAATTTTCAAACAGAAAAGATAAAGAAGTTAACGGGGTTAGCTCGGAGTTTGCGAAAGATAACCCTAATTACGAAAAAGAAAACAAGAGGAATGAAGGATGTTGGAATTGTAGAGACTGTAGCGACTGTAGCGACTGTATCGGCTGTAGAGACTGTAGCGACTGTATCCGCTGTAGCGACTGTATCGGCTGTAGCGACTGTAGCGGCTGTAGAGGCTGTATCCGCTGTAGCGACTGTATCGGCTGTAGAGGCTGTAGCGACTGTATCGGCTGTAGTGACTGTGTCGGCTGTAGCGACTGTAGCGGCTGTAGAGACTGTAGCGGTTGCAGCGACTGTATCGGCTGTAGAGACTGTAGCGACTGTATCGGCTGTAGTGACTGTGTCGGCAAGAATAATTTGTCTGCAAAACAATCGAAAGACAAAAAAGAAAAACACGAATTTCCAGAAGTTCCAAAAATTGAAAATGTCCACCAAAAAGTTTTTGCGGCGGCGTCTGATAAAGGTGCTTTGGATATGCGAAATTGGCACACGTGCGAAACAACGCATTGCCGCGCTGGATGGGTTGTGACTTTGGCGGGGAAAGAAGGAAGGAACCTTGAAGAAAAAACGTCCACTTTGTTTGCCGCTATGCAAATTTACAAAGCTTCAAGCTCGATAAGAGTTTACCCTCCAAGATTTTTTGACGAAAATGAGAAAGCTTTGGAAGATATGAAGCAGTGCTCAGAAAAGGAGCTTGAGGGGTGAATATGCGTATTAAATTTGAGGATTTGATAACTAATAAAGTCCGTCTTGAGTTTGGGAATTTAGAACAGTTGGAAGCAATTAAAAGGCACGAAAAAGAAATTGAGAAAAAAGCTAAAGCTTGCAAAACCTGCAGGGGTTATGGAGATCATGAATGTGGGAAGTGCGAAGGTTCCGGAGAAATTAAGTGTGAGGATTGCAACGGCACAGGAGAAAATCCGTAGAGGGTTAAATAACATGGCACTGATGCTTTGGTTGCTCGCTCTAATATTGGCAGAGCATTTTAAATGTGGATGGGCTATCCAAATTGAAGTTATTTTATTGCAATTTTACGCCCTCATGTTCGACGTGGTGTTTTTGTGGAGGTTGAAATAACATGGCCATTGTTCTTTGGTTTATTTTTTATCTGCATAAAGATCAAAACATGAATAAATGGTTTTTATTAACCACTTTAATTTATGCCATCTCGGCTGAGATGATGGTGTTGTTGAGGCCGAAGTGAGTTTATATTTAGAACTTTTATTAGTTTTTCTTGTCGGGATAATCTGGGGAATGATTCCGCTATCCCCAAGTTGGGGAGGGATTTCAATTTTTATTCTTGGCACAGTAGTCGGATTTATAATTAAAAGATTTTTAGTCTAACTAAAGGCTTGGGGGTGGTGGGATGAAGAATGAATATTATGGGTTTATGATTATTGAGGATGATATCCCAAAATCTTTTTGGAAATTTAAAAATGAGGCCAGGGGAGCGATTTGCGGGACGCGGGCTGATAACGTAAAGCAAATTTGGATAAAAAAAGTAAAGATTCAAGTTGTAGAAGAACAACCAACCGCCAAAAAGAGAAGGGGTGAGAGATGAGTTGTGGAGAATATTTGGGAAGTGCTGTCGGATATAAAATGATTTGTGGCGGTTTTTGGATGGGGAGTATCGCTCGATGTGATGATTGCGAAGAAAAAGAATTAAGAAGACGGGTCCTAGAAAAACAAGAACGATTACTTGATGAGCAATTAAAAAAGACGGTAACTCCATGAAGAAAACAATTGAGGAAAGGGCAAAGGAAGTAGCTGAGAAGTGTGACCATTGTTACCCAAGAATGGGCGGAGCCTGTAGATTTTGCTTAGAGGAAGCCCTCCTCGAGGCGAGGAATGAGGCGTTGGAGGAATGCGCTAATCATTGTGATGCTATGGACAAGGCCACTGGCCATCCAAGCTTTATGGGAAATTCAATCCGTAGAAAATTTGGTATTCGAGAAAGGATTAAGGAGAAGATATGAGCATCCAAGATACAGGCGCAAGATTTGAGGTTATCTGCAAACGTTGCCAAAAGAGATTTTGGGTTAGGAGAAATTGGGGTGGTGGAATACGGCGAGAAGGTGCTCATGAATCAAATCCAGCTCAATGTAGTTGCGGGTCTTTACAATTGGAGGTATTTTAACCATGACCCCACGACAAAAAGACGAAGAAGAATGTAATTGCCCTTGGGATAATTGTCAGTGCTGTAAGTTTTGGGAGTCAAAGATCGAGGAACTAGAAGAAAAGAACTTGGAACTAACTAAAGCTTTAGATACAGCACATAAAATATTCGGCTCAGAATCGGATAAATTGGGAGAAATGGTACATAAGCTAGAAGCCAAGCTGGAAAAGGCAATTGGAGTATTAAAAAACATGATGAAATGTGATCCCGCTTTATTAAATAATTCTTTAGGTTCTTCTTATGCCATTAAACATTATGTTGAAGCTAGAGAAACCCTGAAAGAAATCGAGGAGGGGAAATGACGCTTAAAGATAAGATTAATAATCTTCTTATGCTCGCCGCTATTGATGGAGAGAGAAGAGAGATTTTAAAAAAAGGTATTTTGGAAATAATCAAAGAATCTATGCCGGAAAGTGCGAGTGTGAAAGATTATGAAGACGATGAAGAATTAGCTGATGGATGGGATGATTACCGTATCGAGATGCTAAAAATTCTTGAACAATAAACCATCCCCTCGCGGGATAACGAGAAAGTAAAAAAACAGAAAATAATAAGTTTGTTTAAATAAACTATAGGTATATAATTCGCACCTCATGAATGAGGATGATCTATAAAAATGATTAGTAAAATTTGCTCTATTTGCTCTAACGAATTCATGGTAAAGCTTTCTCATTTTTCAAAGAGAGTCTATTGTTCTAGAGAATGTATGGCTTTAGCTTATCAGGACAGATTGGTAGGAGAATCGAATCCGAATTGGAAAAACGGAATAAGTGAATTCAAGGAATCAAAAAGATCGCTTAAACCTAAAATAGAAAAAAAATGCGAGAGATGCGATAAATTATTTTATGTATACGAATCAAGAAGATTTCAGAAATTTTGTTCTTTTGATTGTAAAAAAGTAGCTAGAATTTGTTTTTACTGTGAAAAGCCTATTTTGAAAGGTGGGAATAAATATTGCAGCAGCGAATGTCGTAGAGCTTATTATATTATTGTAAAACGATGCTCAGTTTGTTTTGTTGAATATACGACTGACAAAAAAAACCCAAATAAATATTGTTCAGAAGCTTGCTATCGAAAAATGCAATCATTAAGACAATCTGGAAGTGGAAGTCATTTCTGGAAAGGAGGAATGACTGATTGGAAAATGCGAGTACGAACACATCCTTTGTATAAATTATGGAGAAAGAAAGTGTTTGAAAGAGATGGTTATACCTGTCAATCTTGCTTTAAAAAATCGTCCGAAATTTCAAAAGGTAAACTTACAGCCCATCATATTATTCCATTTAAAGAAGCTCCAAAATTAGCTCTAAAATCATCTAATGGAATTACTCTTTGTTGGCAATGCCATAAAGATTTCCATGTTTTTTTAAGAGATGGTTCTCTTGCTCTAAAAGAAACATCATTAAAGGAACAATGTTTAAAATTTTTTAAAAGCGAGCCAGGTGTTTATATGTTCAAAATACATGGTCATAATTCTCAAGCTTCTGGAATTCCAGATTTTATAGGAACGGTTTTAGGTTTTTTTGTTGCAATCGAATTGAAGATATTTCCAGGTTTCGCGTCACCAATTCAGAAATTTCAAATTGATAGAATAAAAAACGCGAATGGCAAAGCTTTTGTTTGCCGTTCGATTGGGGAGGTGCAAAAAATAATACAGATGATTAAAGAATGCTTTTAAATTAAAAAACTAAAAACAAGGAGGCGTAACATGGAACAAACCAAAGCGATAACCGATGTAAGAGAGCGTGAGCTGTTCGAGCGATACGCGCGCGCGCGGTTCTGGAAAGACGAAATGTCACGGTTGAAAACACGAGCAGAAGAAGAGCTAGAGAAGGCGACCAACCTGATCGTCGAATACCTGAATGATTGCGGCAAAAAATCTACAGGACGATACGACGATCTCGGGCTCTTGACTGTCAAAGCGCCAACGCCGCGCCCGAAATATGCCGAAGAAAACAAAGCGCGGGTGTATGAGTTTGTGCGTGAGAACGGCGGCGAGGCTTGTATCAAAGAAGCGATTCATCCGGGCACGTTCGCAAGTTTCTTGAAAGAAAAACTTGCGGAAGGCACAGTGATCCCTGAGTTCATCGAGATTTATTACCAACCGTCCGTCATGTACACCAAACCCGAACAAAAACAAGAGGAGTCGTTATGACCGAAGATCTCGCAAGAAAAGAAGAATCAGCCATTGACGTATCATCTCGGAGAGGACATGAGACGCCGGTCGATAATTCGGATCTCATGATCCCGCGCGCCAAGCTTTTACAGGCGCTCTCCCCAGAAGTGCAGGATGACCCGAAACGGTTCTTTCAAGGGATGATCCTGAACTCGATCACCAAAGAAGAACTGCCGAAAGACGATCAAGGATGGATCACCTTCATCCCAATCATGCGATCGGTGAATTGGCTCAGGTTCAATCCGCAAAGCGATAAGGACCCGGATTTCAACCCAGAGTTTGAAGCGGGTGCGATTATTTGGCGTTCAAACAATCCATCTGATCCGCGTGTGATTGCCGAGGGCGCATGGGGACCGAAGAGCGAACCGCCGAAAGCCACGAAGTTTATCAACTATCTGGCTCTCGTCCCAGGTCACAGCATGCCGATCGTGATCAGTTTCGGGAAGACATCATTTAAGGCCGGGAAAGCCCTCAGCACCATGACGCAGTTCGCGCCAGGTGATTTGTTCTCATGGCGCTACCGGCTGCGTTCTAAAAAAGAACAAAATGACGCTAAGCAGCAGTATTTCGTGCTCGTCGTGGAACAATGCGGACAATGCCCGAAAGATGAGTTTCAGAAAGCCGAGAGCATCTACAAGACTTTCGCCGGCAAGGAGCTGAAAGTCCACGAAGAAAGCGAAGAAGAGACCGCACAGCCTCAGACCACCAAAAATCCCTGGGATTAAGGAGTCGTGTCTTTCAAGGCGATTTATGCACGCCTGATGGAAATGGCCACGCTTACGGATAAGCACAAGGAAGAGCTTATCAATAAGCGTGGCCTCTCCGAACAGACGATTAAGCTTTTCGGGTTCGGATCCGGAGGTCCCCACCTATTATCTTTTGAAGAAGAATTCGTAAAAATCATGGAGAGCGGAGGAGTGCGTGAGCAAGATCTCGTACTCTCCGGCGTGTTCATCCATGACGGAAAACGCGTGCGCGTAAACCCTATCCTTCTGCGGGAAGAGAATACGATCGGCGATAAAAAGGTTTCAAACATTCTTATTCCTTACCGCAATTTTGAGGGAGAGGTGTATTATGTCAGGCCGCACAAATTGGGGTTTTCAGGGCTTCCTAGCGAAGTATTTCAGGAATGGAACCTCAGGGATAAACCCTATGAGATTATTCTGACAGAGGGCGAGTTCAAGGCGGTGGCCGCTGTTCAGTACGGTTTCCCCACGATCTCAATCCCTGGGATCTCCTCGTTCTCAGAAAACAAATTCCCAGACCTCAGTAAAAAATTAAAAGCATATGACGTCAAACGAATCGTTATTCTTTTTGATAACGAAACGAAAGACGACCCCAATATCACGGAGCGGTACAAAGCAAACCCCAATAACCGATACGACACTCAGTTCTACGCTTATTACATGGCCTCCCGGCTTGAAAAAGAGGGAGCATTTGAGGTGGTGATCGCCACGCTTCCGGATGGGTGGAAAGAAAATGGGAAGATTGATATCGACGGAGCCGCTGCGCAACTGCGCACGCAAGGCGAGATGAAAAAAATCGTCTATGACGCTGTCCCTCGCAACGACTATCTTCGGGAACTATCCTCTGAAGCTAAGCAGATGGTACTGCGCAAGCAGAGCCAAAAACATCATCGCTCTAAAATCCATAAACAGTTCAACCGCTATATCGTCACCAAACAGACGAACAAAGGGTCCTTCGACATTGCGATCTCAAATTTCGTGATGCGAGTAGTTGCTACTCATGACACCCCTGAAGGAGTAAAACGAGAAATCGAGCTAGTCAATGAATTTGGACGGCATTCATCTCCATTCACAATATCCTCAGAAGCCATGGCCTCAGGCGATGCATTCCGCACGTTTGTTTTGAATAAAGGGGATTTCATTTGGCGCGGCAACACGGACGATCTGCTGACCATTTGGGAATCTGAGTTTTTAATGATGGATGAGGGAAGGTTCATCATCGAAAGTGATCATATCGGATGGCTTGACCGCGAAAAAATCTGGCTATTTGGAAACGTTGCGGTGAAAGAAGACGGATCTGAAATACGGCCGGATAAGAATAATATTTTCTGGCTAGATAAAAAAGGGATCAAACCGATTCCGCTCAGCGCTAAAGGCGGCATCATGGAAGGTATGCCCTATATGCATCTTGGCTCTGGATTTGACATCGTAGAGTTTAAGAAAAGAATGAGTGAGATCATTGGCGAGAATGAATCGAATCTTATCATCGGATGGATCACTTCTGTTTTGTTCATGGAAGAAATTTTCGCGGTATATCGATCATTTCCTTTCCTCTTCGTAACAGGCCGGTGGCAGTCCGGGAAATCGACTATCGCAGAATGGGTGATGAATTTCTTCGGGATCGAGAATTCGGCAAAGGCGATCAGCCAGACCACCCCCGTCGCGATTCAGCGCAGCCTTGCGTATTACAGCTGTCTTCCCTTCGGGCTGGATGAGTATCGGAATACCAAAGATATTGCCTACAAAAACGGTTTCCTGCGCAACGTGTACAACCGGCAGAGCGCTGGCAAAGGGGTTAAAGAAAGCGAGCATGGCCTACGTGAGGCGAAAGTGCGCGGGACGCTTATCATATCGGGAGAAGAGACCCCGAAAGACGGGGCGCTGCTTTCGCGGTGCATCGTGATCTTTATCTCAAGGGCTAAACGATTGGTGAATAATTTCTCATGGATGATGGCTCACCGCACCAATTTTTCGGCACACGTGTATGGCGTACTTAAGAAAAAACATAGCATTACATCACGGTTCATGCAATCGATGGAAGAGTGGAAGACCTACTTCATCAAGGCTGATGTGAACGACCGAACAGCCATCAATTATGCGACCGTCATGGCTGGATACACGCTTGCATTTGGGGATGATTTAACGTTTGCCGAATGGATTTCCAAAGAGACTAAAACAGTTCAATCCGAGCATGGAGAGGAACAAGCCATCAGCGTTTTTCTGGAGGATCTTGGAGTCTTAAAAACAAGGAAGCTTATCGATGAAAATTATTGGGTTGTCGACAACAACAAAATATACCTCTATTTTCACGGGCTGATGCAGATCTGGGCACAGGAGTTT